GTGCGAGCGAGGTCTGAGCGAAGATCTCAGCCTGTGCGGCTAGGACCCGTTCCTGCTGGGTGAGAGGTCCGAGGGTGTCTCGGATACCCATCTCGACCGCACGCTGTTGGAGAGTCGCCTCGTTGAGCAGGACTCCGTATCGTCGGATCGGTTCTGACTCGCCACGCAGGGCGGCTCCGAGAGCGAGCACCGCATCCTCGGGCGTCGTGTTGGAGAACGATGCGAGGTCAGAAGCGAGGGTCGTCAGATCGACGGAGAAGTTAGCGAGTTCCTGACCTGTCAGTCCGGCGGCGTTACCGAAGATAGCGAAGTCGGAGGCGGCGGCGATAGCGGCCTGCTTTGACTGGCCTAGAGCCTGCGATGCCTCGTCACCGAACCGGATAATTTCATCGACCCCGTCGCCGAAGATGACGGTCGCTTTCGAGACAGTCTCGCCGAGGTCGGCGAACGCATTGACTGAGTCTGTAGCGAACTTGGTGATCCCGGCGGCGAGAGCGGCGAACCCGGCAGACTTTGCCAGGTTAGAAATCGCCCGGTCGCCCTCTTTCGCTCCTTCGGCGAGCGAGTCGCCGATCGCATCACCGGCTTTCTTGGCCTCGTCCCGTACTTCTCGGAAGCCGTCACCATCGACGTCGGCGAGAGCCCGATCGCCTTCGAGGGCTCCTTCCCGGAGTTGCGCTCCGATCGTCTCACCGGCCTGGTTAGCGGCCTGACGTACCTTCTGGAAGCCGTCTCCGTCTACCTGACCGAGAGCAGTTTCGGCGGCCTGAGCCGTCGCCCGAAACGACGCTTCGATCTCGTCGTTTGCTTCCTCGACTTCACCGACCGCCTTCGACATGGCGGCCTGGACTCCGGCCTGTAGTTCGGGTCCGAAGCCGGATAGGTCGGGCGAGATCTGAACGAACGCTTCTCCGAGGTTTCTCGCCATGCGTGCGAGTCTATGCGACCGAGATAAGCCGAAGGGCTAGCGTCGTGCGGCTCTTCGCCATTCTGCTTCGGCGTCCTCATCGGAGCCGTACCAGGCTGGCGCACCGTTGTATTTGTAGGTGTTCGGCGGTTCGAGACCCTTCATGATCTTGTCTCGGGTCTCTGCTGTGGCATGCTCGGTTATGGCGTAGAGGTAGGCGTTTACTGCTCGGTCGGCTGGGAGATCGACGGCGTCGAGTCCTCGGGCTGAGCACCATCCGTCGAACTCGACCCAGTTAGTTCTGATCCAGGTGACGAGGACGACGGCTTCGTAGGGTTTCTCGTACCGGCGTATTCGGCGATCAGGTCGAGGATCATTTCACCGACGGTTTGGATGTCGAGGTCCTCGGCTACCTGCTCGTATGCGGTGATCGAGTCCGGTTCGATGAACGGGCGCATCTTCTCGATGAGGACAGTGCGACGGTGAACGGCGTACTGCCACGGGGTCATGTTCTCTGGTACGGCTTCCTGGAGCAGATCGACCAGGTCAGCGAGATCGGTCAGACCGACAGAGGATCGGAGTCGGATGTCGTGGCCGTCGATTTCCCAGACGATCGGTTCGGCCCTGCGTCGGGCGGCGGCGGTCTGAAAGGAGCGGTGTCGTGTCATAGATCGGAGTCTACGACTGAAGTCCTGTGGGTAGGCGTATTACTGGACGGCCTGGAGAGCGTCACGGAGGAACGGCTTTGGTCGAGATCCCTTCACCATGACTCGCTTGTAGACATGGCGTCCACCTCGCCCGTTCGGAGGGACCGGAGCGCCCTTCCAGACGAAAGCCAGCGCTTTCCGGCGTCGAGGAACGATCGTGTACGGAGCGCCTTTCGGACCGTAGATGCCGGTTCCCTCGTGGACGAACAGGGCGTATTCGACGTTCGTGCCGACTCTGCCGACGGGCCCGGTCTGCTCGGAGAGCACCTGGCCTGTGATCGAGGCTCGGAGTCGTCCGTTATTGACTGGGCAGAGGGAGATAGCCCGGTTGCGTACCCGTTCGGTCTGGATCTGGATATCCCGGTAGACCGGACCCTGTGGAGAGTAGAGCAGATCCCGTAGGGCAGACGGGTCGATGACGACGGATGCCACGATTAGGATCCGAGCATCTGACCGAGTCCGGCGGCGACGCCTCCTCCGAGGAGCCCTCCCAGGACCGCTAGTCCGGCGAGGAAGCCTCGGGCTCCGGTGATCTGCTTCTCGATGACCTCAACCCGGTCCTCTAGGTCCTGGATCATCTGGTCACGATGGAGGCTCTGGGCGTCGATCTTGGCGGTCAGAGCGTCCACCTTCTCGATGACGTGCCCCATCCGTTCGTAGAGCACAGCGATCGCTACCGTCGGATCACTCGGAGGGCTTGCCACCTTCATCGCCTCCCTCCTCCTCACGGTCGAGCCAGGTCCCTAACGCCCAGAAGCCTAGTGCGACGAGCGAGATCAGGATCGCCTGTGTACGAACATCGCCGGACAGAGTGATGATGACGAGCAGGACTCCGGCAAGGGTCCACGCCTCCGAGAGTAGGTTCTTCATTTAGGGTTTGCTCCTCCGGCTGGCCGACGCCATAGCCGATGCGGTGACCCCCACAGCGGCGATGAAACTCCGACGCTCTCCGACCGGGATCAGCGATCCGATCGGAACGTAGGAGTCGAACTGCCCGGCGAAGATGTTGATCTGAGCCTCGAACTGGGCTTTCACTTCGTCGGGTGCGTCGCTCATCGCCAGAGCGAGCGCTTCGGCCTCCTCGTCGGAGATGCCGTCGTTGATCGTCGATAGTAGTTCGGACAGCGCCTCCGAGGTGAGGGAGGCGAGGTCGCTACTGGTCACGGTCACTAGCGGTGGGTAGGGTGCGGCGTCGATCTTCTCCTCATCGAGCACGGGATCGGTTTCCTGCTCAGGCTGAGGCTCGGCCTCGGGCTCAGGCTCGGGCGTAGGTGACGGCTCAGGTTCCGGGGTAGGTGCGACCTCGGGTTCCACGACCTCGGGCTCAGAGATCGGTTCGGGCTGATCGATCGGCGCAGGCTCCGGTGCGACGCTCGGCTCGGGCTCGGGTGTCGGCTCAGGTTCCGGGGCGACCGTCGGCTCAGGTTCCGGGTCGGGTTCGGGTGGGATCGTCGGCTCTGGGTCCGGCATCGGAGGGATCACGATCGGTGGCTGTGGAGGCTGGGTCGTGGCAGGGACAGTCTCGGGAGGCGCAGTAGTAGTAGGCGTCGTCTCGGGGATCGTGGACTCGGTAGTTGGCGGCCATGTTGTCGTCTCCTCCGGGATCGTCGTTGTCGTAGTCGGCTCCGGCTCGGACGTCGTAGTCGTCGGTTCGGGCTCGGTCGTAGTCGTCGTCGAGGTCGTCGTCGGTGACAGGTTTGTCGGCTCATAGTTGAGGTGGATCTCATAGCCTGCCCCATACCAAGCGTCCGGATCACCACAGCAGATCCCGGCTCGGATGCGATAGATCCCAGGCTGGACCGGGACGTCGATCCACGAGTCGAGTCCGTACCAGTCGTCGTTAGCGGCGACCAGGACGTCGGAGGTGTCGTAGACCCAGAGATGCGAGTCGATGCCGTACTGCTGAGCATAGGCCCTGATCTGGAGGTTGCTCGGCTCGGTGACCTCGACGTAGAAGTCGGAAGCGCCGGTCACCTGATATGTCGCCGCCGACGCACGGTAGGTCGGCCACGGAAATGCGAGAAGGACTAGGCCACCCCAGCAGGCTCCCCCGAGAGCACGCAGGATCCGGCTCGACATTTCACGAATAGCCCTGCTCGTCGTAGGGATCGAACTGCTGTGTCGGCTCCGGTGTCGATCCCTTACGGTTCGACAGACCATTAGCGGCAAGCACACCGGACAGCGCTCCGGATAGGAACAGGACGATCGGGACGAGGATCGACTCGATCAGCATCTTGTCGGTCAGCGCCTGCCCGGTCGTGTTATCAGGGCCGAGAGGCTGAGTGACAAAGATGAGCGAGTACATGACTCCGAGGACGATGATCGAGAACGTGATCGCCAGGGTCACTCCGACAGCGAGGGTGAGCACCTCTTTCGCCGAGTATTTCTGTGGTCGAGGTTTCCTACTCGTCGGCATCGTCGATCACTCCCTCGGGTAGCAGGTAGTCGGGGCAGGTCCCGGTCACTTCGCACGCTGGACGCTGACAGTCAGGTCGCTCCCAGTTCTCCGGACTCTGGCAGGGGTAGCGCACCCAGCCGTCGTACCCACAGCCGGTCAGGGCTGTCGGCCCGATGACGAGGGCGAGCGAGATCAGGAGACGACGCATCGCTAAGAGAATAGTTCAGCGATTTGATCCATGTGCCGGGTTGAGATCTCTGCCACGAGTGTCTGGATGAGATCGTTCCGCTGTCGCTGAGCGGTATGCGAGCCGATGTACTGACGGTAGAGCAGTTTCGGGATGTGGACGCACCTGGTAGCAAGAGCAGTACGGACACAGAGGTCATAGTCGTCGGCGATCGGCAGACTCGGATCGTGACCGCCGATCTGCCGGTAGACCGACGCACGCCACGCTCGGACATGGTTCGGAGCCGAAACGATATGCGACAGCGTCGTCCGGTTCAGGATCGGTGCTCGCATCACCCATCGGCCCGGCTCGATCTCATACTCGGAGCCATAGCCGAACGCCCAGCCTGCCGGATAGCGACACCATTCGCCTCGCTCGTTGATCTCACACCAGTCGGAGTAGACGAAGCCGACGTCAGGATCGGAGAACACTTCGACGAGTTCGGCGAGACAGTCCGAGGTCAGTTCGTCGTCGTGGTCGAGTTCGACGAGGATCTCTCCCTCGGCGACCATGAACCCCTGTCGTTTCACCTGTCCGATCTGCCCTCCGCTCGGGGCAAGGGATCGGTGGGCTCGGATGCGATACCGCTCGTCGGCGGCGAAGCCGTAGATCTGTCTCCACACGAGATCGCCGGGCGAGTCATCCCAGATGATCCACTCCCAGTTGGTGTAGGTCTGCGCTCGGAGGCTGGCGTAGGTCCGAGCGAGGATCTCAGGCGGTGTCTTGTAGGTCGGCGTGATGATCGAGACGAGCACGAGATCTGTCTAGCCGAATACCTGTAGTTCGAGCACGGTCAGGTCGGACGCCGCCCCGGATGGACCCTGAGGACCCTGTGCTCCCTGGGCTCCCTGTGCTCCTTGCGGTCCTGCCGGTCCCTGAGGGCCTGTTGCGCCCTGAGGCCCAGTATTGCCCTGAGGTCCCTGCGGTCCCGTTGGCCCTTGGGGACCTGTCGCTCCGGTAGCGCCCTGCGGCCCCTGCGGTCCCTGCGGTCCGGGGACTGTCGAGGCGGCTCCCTGAGGACCCTGTGCGCCCTGTGCGCCCTGGGCTCCAGTCGCACCCTGAGGACCCACTGGGCCTTGTGGTCCTGTATCTCCCTGTGGTCCTTGCGGCCCGGTGGAGCCCTGCGGTCCGACGTCACCTTGCGGTCCCTGGGGACCGACAGCGCCCTGAGCGCCCGTGTCTCCTTGCGGTCCCTGAGGACCCTGAGGACCTACTGCTCCCTGAGCGCCAGTAGCGCCCTGGGGTCCGGTATCTCCCTGTGGGCCTTGGGGACCGATCGGTCCTGTATCACCCTGGGGTCCTTGGGGACCCTGCGCCCCGGTATCTCCCTGGGGTCCTTGTGCGCCCTGGGGTCCGGTATCGCCCTGCGGTCCCTGAGGTCCTGTGTCTCCTTGCGGTCCCTGAGGTCCGGTAGCACCCTGCGGTCCGCTCGCTCCCTGTGGCCCCTGTGCGCCTGTGTCGCCCTGTGGACCCTGAGGACCAGTCGCTCCCGTGTCGCCCTGGGGTCCCTGAGCGCCTGTCGCACCCTGAGCACCCTGAGGTCCCTGAGCACCTACGTCTCCTTGTGGTCCCTGCGGTCCCGTTGCGCCCGTATCTCCCTGCGGTCCTTGCGGCCCGATGGCTCCCTGGGGTCCTTGTGCGCCGACGTCTCCCTGCGGTCCCTGAGCGCCCTGTGAGCCTTGCGCTCCCTGTGGTCCGGTGTCGCCCTGAGCGCCGACAGCGCCCTGCGGTCCCTGTGCTCCGGTCGCTCCCTGAGCGCCCTGAGGACCTGTCGCACCCTGAGGGCCCGTATCGCCCTGCGGTCCCTGAGGGCCGGTGTCGCCTTGCGGTCCCTGCGGTCCTGTTGAGCCTTGTGCGCCGACAGCACCCTGAGGGCCGACGTCACCCTGAGCGCCCTGGGCTCCCTGAGGACCCTGGGGTCCGGTATCGCCCTGCGGTCCCTCGATGTTGCCGACGTTTACCCACTGGTTCCCGACAGCGTCCCAGACATAGAGATCGCCGTTAGCGAGGAGGTAGGCGTCGCCAGGGTTGCCGGTCGGGTGTGCGGCGATGAGAGCCGCATAGTCGGGATACTCGCCGAGGATCGTCACGGACGTTCCATCTGCGCCCTGGGGTCCCTGCGAGCCCTGTGGCCCCTGACTGCCCTGAGCGCCGACGTCTCCCTGTGGGCCCTGTGGTCCGATCGAGCCCTGTGCGCCGGTCGCTCCCTGCGCTCCCTGAGGTCCAGTCGATCCCTGAGATCCGGTCGCACCCTGCGAGCCTTGCGGTCCGGTCAGGCCCTGCGGTCCTTGCGGCCCAGTCGAGCCCTGAGCACCCGTCGCACCTTGCGCCCCGGTCGCACCCTGAGGTCCCTGAGCACCCTGGGAGCCGGTGAGTCCCTGGGGTCCTTGTGCTCCGGTCGGTCCTTGTGCGCCCTGACTGCCCTGCGGTCCGGTCGATCCCTGGGGTCCGACGGCTCCCTGCGGTCCTGTAGCACCCTGCGCTCCGGTAAGGCCGATCGGTCCCTGTGCTCCCTGTGCGCCCTGTGCTCCAGTCGCCCCCACAGCACCCTGAGGACCTACTGCTCCCTGCGCTCCGACCGCACCCTGCGGTCCCTGGACGCCCTGCGGTCCGACCTGCGTGTACATCACCTGCGTTACCGAGACGATCAGGCCCGGAGACTGCGGAGTCGTCGGCGTCGTACCTGCCGGGAGAGTAGCGATCTGGATCGCTGTGGACTCGGTCTGCCAGTACAACTGGAGGTCGTCTCCAGCGTCGAGCGTCATCGTGTATTCGATCGTCCCGACCGTCGCACCTGGTTCGCCACCGTGTGATTTGACGAGCGTCCACTGCGATCGGGAGGCCGGAATGTCGGTCCCGTTGAGGCGTAGCCAGATCGAGACATGATGCTCGTCGTTCGATGGGTTCACCATCTGCGCCGAGTAGATGATCTGGTAGGTCCCGTCGTTAGCGATCGTGATCTGTGTCGGGTTACCCAAGCCGTCGTTCGTGATCGACACACCGTTCGCTTCGAGCGTCGTGTTGATCTCTAACGGGTAGGCGACCGTCGTCGAGGCGGCGGTCTGTGTCGTCAGGTCGATAAACGACCCGTAGTAGCCGAGGGCTCCACCGGCTCCCTGAGGACCCTCGTCGCCCTGTGGCCCTTGTGGACCCTGCGAGCCTTGGGAGCCCTGTGATCCCTGAGGACCCTGCGATCCCTGTGGGCCGGTGTCTCCCTGCGGTCCTTGTGGACCCTGGGAGCCTTGTGGTCCGACCGGACCGGGGATACCGGCTCCGGCGACCTCGATAATGACGGAGCAGTCGTCCTCGACGACGAGTTGCGCCGGGAGTTCCGTGATCTCGGCGTCAGGACAGCAGTTCGGATCGGTCATGTCGTCACCTCAGGCCGGACCGTGACCGTGCCACGCCACACCTTTACGACGGTCGCCGGGTTCAGCGGATCGTATGCCTCGCCGTCCCACAGATACTTGCCGGTTAGTCCAGCCATAGTGACGGCGCTGACCGTGAACTGGATCGTGCCGAGCGGTCCTCCGAGCGTGATCGGATCACCGTCAGCAGTGTCCATTTCTAGGACGGCGGTCGAGTCGAACGATCGTTTCAGAGCGAACCGGAAACCCCAGCCGGTGAAGTCGAACGGTGTCCCGTTGTATCGGTAGGTGACGAGCCGATCGAAGGTTCCTCCCTGATCGGTCACGGCGTTCCATGTAGCGGCGGCGACTGTCGTCATCTGATCCACCTTTGTTGCTCTAGCCCTAACGGGAATCGGGTTTCGACGGCGACGCATCCTCCATCGGCTCCGACGAATGTCTGTGAGATTGCTCCTCGTTCCCAGTCCTCGAAGTCGCAACAGAGTATGGAGTTCCAGACAACAGCGGCGTCGTCGAGGAGATCTCGATATGCCTCGTTGAGGGCATGGGCTGTTGGGGCTCGACCACGATCATCGACTGTTGGGACGCATCGCACGACAACGACGACCAGTTCGACGACTAGAAATCCGGCGTTACAGTCCTCGGGTCCGGTTGCTTCAGTGAAGAACGTGGTGGAGCGGTAGATCCGTTCTGGTGCGACGACGAGCATCCCACAGCAGTTGTCCCAGGCGATGGACCCGGCGGCGACGTATGCCTGCTGGAGTTCTGGACGGTTGGCGTTGAGCATCCCGTCCCGGACGCAACAGAGAACCTGGTTGGCGACAACGTAGGGTGAGTCGATCATCGGACACGCCTCGCCAGATCAGGTGAGTAGACCATCGACCGTGACTGGAGATGGTTCGGGTTCACCGATCTGAGGAAGGCGTCAGAGATCGGCAGGCCGATCCGTCCCATCTCGAATAGGGTGCGAACGTCTCCGAGGTCGATCGTGACACCCTGCCGGGTGACTGCGACCGCATTCGATGGGAGACGACAGTCGGCTCCGGTCAGACCGGCCAACAGTTCGCAGGCCAGTTCTCCCATCGCCAGTTCGCCGAGCGGTGGCACATCGATCCCATACAGATACTCGACAACGACAGGTGGCTCATCGCATCCAGAGTCGCACGGCCAGCACTCTCCGTTGCGCCACAGGATGTCACGCTCCAGGGCATACTCGGACGGATCGAGGATCTCGCCCTCGACCGTGACCTCGACGATCGCACGCACAGGTAGCGAATGGAGTTGGATCCGACAACATGGATGGCGATACCGGATCCCCAGATCCCACTGGACGCCCGGTGGCATATCGAACAGGATGCCCTGATAGCACGGATCGTTACATGGTGTCCGATACGACTCGGTCGTCGAGCAGAGACCGTATCGGCGACCTGAGAGTGACCAGAGGATCGTCTGAGCGGAGTCTCGGACGATGCCGAGCAGAGCCGGATCGACCTCAGATACGTCGCATGGATAACGGATCGGCCAGTCGTCGCAGGCAGTCATGTCCGGATCCTACACCGAGCGTCGTTGCCTCAGAGGAGGGATCGAGATCTTCCATCTCGGGTCGGTACACAACTGGTGAAACTGGTTTGAGCCGACCTCAGTTTCGATCTGTCGTCCCGTGCGTTCGTGTCGGAAGATCGCTCGGACTGCGATGTCCTCACCAGCCATGACTCGAAGCATCACCTCGACATTCCCTCGGGCGGCCCTGTACTGGGCGGCGAGATCAGTGTTCGCCTGCGAGCCGTGCGATCGGGTGCGTCGAGCCTGCGGAGGATGCCATAGGTGGATGAGGTCATGTCGGCCACGCCACACAGGGCCGACCAGTGTCTCCAGCATGAACGCCCACGACTCGTCCTCGCCACCCCAGCCACGGAACCGCCGGTCGGGTGGATACATCTCAGCAGTTGAGCGTGGAAGGACGACGATCCCTCCACCGAGCACACCCTGATACGGGCGTTCGGCTGTGTTCCGGACCACCATCGTTCCTCGTGATCCGTCACGCCAGGCTATCGACGCACGCTCATCGAGTCGGATGACCCTCTGATGAGGCATCGCCCACGGCTGTCCCTGTCGGACCATCTGGATCGCTTCCATCGTCCCGTCAGACCAGACGTCGGCGTCATGGACGACGATCACGTCACCGTAGGATCGTTCGATCCCGAGGATGATCGCCTCAGCCTTCGACCAGTCGTCGCCCGGATGATCTGTCTCGACGATCTGCCAGTCCGGATGATCTGTCTCGATCTTGCTTACGAGCCAGTCTCGACTCGCTTCACGATGAGGGCATCCGGGCCTCCACGGGATGATGACCGACACACTCTTACGTCGAGACGCCCAGACATGATGAGCGAAGGCGTCAGGATCGATGTCGCCTGACGAGCCGTCACGTCCGAGATCTGTGTGATGGTACGGGTACACCAGACGAGTCGGGATGAGGGACATCTGTCCCGGACGCTCTCGTGCGACCCTGGTCAGATACTCTGGCCCAGTTGTGCGCCACGACGGATAGCCAGGCCGTTCCGCTACCGAACGCTTGGCTCCCATGATGAGAGCGTCCAGGAAGGGATGTCCGGCTCGGGCCCCGATAAAGCCGTTAGCGATCAGACCGGGTCTTTCCTCAGCGGCGAATAGATCCAGGCCACCGATGTATGGCTCGATCGGTTTGAGCGCCTCGAAGTCAGTGTCGAGGTAGACGCCTCCGTACTGATGAAGGATCTCATATCGGGCCAGGTTGGATCGGAAACGCCACACGAGACGGGACGGGACGATCTCCGGGGCCCGGTCATACAGATCCTGATTACGGAGCGGAGGGAGCGTGTCCTCGGTCCAGAGACGCATCTCCCACCCTGGGTTCAGATCCAGCCAGGACTGGCCGAACGAGGCGAACTCGGCTGGGATTCGGGAGCCGAGCCAGATCCGATGAAAGGTTCGGGGTACGAGCAGAGTCATGTCTCGACGCTACTGGCCGAGAATGCCTCGACGGGCTCTACCTCGCCGTTCGGCTCGCATGACTCTCGCACGATCCTCAGGATGCTGAGCGAGATACGCCTTCACTTCGGCGACCGTGTGGAGTTTCGGATCGAATTGAGCGACGACACGAGCGGCGACGTCCTCTAAGAGTTCTTCGATGCCCGACGCAGGCCGAGGCTCGGGGGGAGGCGAGACCTCGGCCTGCGGAGCGGCCACCGTTCGCCTGAACAGGCGAGCGAGGAAGTTTCTCATCGTGTGAGAGATCAGGATCCGGTGTAGGGGATACAACCGGCGGTGTCGGTCGGAGGCTGAACGTCGGTGACGACCATGCCGAAGATGTTCCCGGTCGGGAAGGTCTCGATGAACGGGTTCGGCGTGTAGGGCGATGCGCCCCAGTTAGTCGCGGCGAAGCCCTGGCCGACGACACCGATCGTCATGACACCGTTCTCGATGGTGAGGTCACCGTCGATGCGACCGTTACGGATGAACGGGACGACGAAGTAGCCCCAGTCCGGAGTGCCGGTACACGGCTCGCCCGTGAACTTGGTCCACACTTCGAGCGAGAAGGCGGTGTCGTTCGCCACCGGAGCCCAGGCCGCACCGATCGTGTTACCACCCGAGACGATCGGGTCAGCGCCAGTGAGGATGTCGAGAGCGTCCGGGTTGATCTCAGCGAAGTTGATCGAGACGTTCACCCACTTGATGATGTCCGGATCCTTGTCGTTGATACAGAGGTCGCCCCATGCCGACTTCTGGAGATACTCGTCACCGGCTTCGATCTCAGCCGACAACGTGACCGAGACGAAACACTCCGAGACGAGCGTCGAGCAGGAGCCGACGACCGGATCGCCACAGTCGTCGAGACGGGTGAGCCGGACGACCTTGCCCTTGATCGACTTCAGGATGGATGTTGCCATGATGAGAACCTCCTCGGGTTCGGTCGTTTCGGTCAGCCCACCGAAGGCGAGCAGACGTTACAGAGACTCACCGAGACCGCCAGGGCTGAGCAGTCCCAGCCGATGACATAGTCCCGTTGAGCGATAATCGACACGCTGTTGATCGCCTTGTTCACAGCGTTCTCTCGTGTGTCGATGTCGCCTCGATACATGACGAGCGGTCCCGTCGCCAGGATGGTTCCCGTCGAGGAAGGAGTGACCTCCTCAGATCGGTAGCCAGCACCGACAACGACCGGAGTGCCGAGGACGGTCATCATGCGACCTCCCTCGACCTTCAGGTACGGAGCGCAGGCCATAGCAGTAAGGCGGTCCATGTGAAGGACACCCTGAGCCTCATAGGTTTCTGAGATCGCCTGTTCGGCGACACCGAGACCGACATAGATCGGGTGTGCGGTTGCGTCTGTAGCGGCTCCAGCGGCGGTCGTGATCGCCGCCCAGAGATGCCGTTCGGCTCCGAACTGCTCACCTTTCGTGAGGCGTGCGATCGCATTCGCCTCATGCTCGGCGAGGGTATGTCCGGGCACAGCGTCGTCGTTGTAGGCGTACAGCGTGAACGGGTCGTACTCCAGGATCGAGCAGAGTTGCCCGTCCGGGGTGAGCGGAGAGATCTCCGGGTCGATACACGGACCCGTCGTCTCCTTGATCTCGCCACAGGACTGCGACTGCCACTGGACACCGAGACGCCAGTGCTCGTCGATCGTGACGCCCTCGATCGCCGCTGTGCGTGGCTCGACCACCGAGAACAGACCGAACCGATAGGGGACGGCAGGCGGCGCAGTCACCAGATGGTAGGTGTCTAGATACGCTCCCATGTCATCCTCCTATCGGTCTCGGTCGTCTCGTCTGTTCGGCTCAGGAAGCCGGGGTCGGACAGCAGGCGGTGACACCGTCCACTGCGTAGTTGATCGTCACTTCACGGGCGTTCGGGCCCAACTGTGCGACGAGGTACAACTGCTCCGTCCAGGCGGCGGTGTAGTCGTTGGTGGCGTTGAGCACCGAGTCACGCACGACACCGAGGTCGATCACGCCACCGTCGCCCTTGATGTAGCCACCTGCCGGGTAGAGCAGGAAGTCGAGGCTGGTCGGCCAGGTCGTCTTGGCGGCCACCGAGTAGAGCGGCTGGTAGTCGTGGACGAACTGGGCCCGGACCTTACGGGCCCGGAAGTGCTCATCGACCATCTCGTCGGTGACGTTGGTGAGCATGACACCGTGGCGCATGGCGAGGTCGGCTCGGATGAGAGCCTTCGTCCACAACGGGAATACGGCTTCGAGGATCGCCGAGACGCTCATGCGGTACTGCGAGCGGTAGTCCTCGACCTGGAGATCGATCGCATTGAGGATCGAGCCAGCGGCTGAGGTGTCCACAGCGCCCATCGTGACGCCAGTAGCGGAGCCCGAGATGTCAGCGATCATCGCCGCCGAGAGACGGTGGAGGTGGCTGTTGATCGCCAGGGCGACGAAGCGACGGGTGAGTTCGGGGAACGCACGGTCGGTCAGGTTGCCAGCGGTGATACACAGACCCTCGGCCACCAAGCGGTAGTCGTTGAAGTCGGGGCAGGGGATGTAGAGGCAGGGCTTCGAGGCGGTCGGCTCAGCCGAGTGTGCGTTGTCGTTGTCCTCCTCGGTCCAAGTCCACAGGCCATCGGCGGCGTCTCCGTAGCCGAGGAAGCCCGGCACTTTCAGACCGCCACGGGTCACCTGAACGGTCGGCAGGTCGAGCAGGCCATCGCCAGCGTCGATGCCGAACAGGTCGTACAGGGTCTGCGACGGAGCGCACCAGCCGGAGGCGGTGAGCGCCTCGGGAGCGGTGACTCGCTCGATCACTTCCATGTTGTACGCCATGTCCACACCGACCTTGTTCTCGGCAGGGATCGGCAGGTTGATCGAAGCGACCGGGATCATGCCCGAGCCGTTCGATAGCGTGCGAGCCTTCGCATGGAGAGCGTTAGCGAGGGCCATCGTGTCGAGGTTCGCTCCACCAGCGACACCAGGGATGTCGGCGGCGGCAGTGATGACGACCTCGGGTCCGGCCTTCGGAGCCTCGGGTGTGTGGGTACGGGCCTTCACCGCACGAGCGGAAAGAGCCTTCGGGTTCGGTGCTGATGCGGTCACCAGTTCACGCTCCTCGGTGTTGGCCTCGACCTCGTCGGCGTCGGCGGTGGGTTCTGCTTCTTCGGCGACCTCGTCGGTCTCCTCGGGTTCCTCGGCGCTCGCCTCGACCTCGACGGTCTCCTCGGCGACGGGGTGGATGCGCTCGGCGAGTTGTGCGATCGCCTGGGCGGTCTGGATCGCACGCTCTTCACGGGCGACGGTCTCGGTGCGAGCCTGCTCGATCGCATCTGCGATAGCGGTCAGGGTTGCGAGATCGGTTGAGCCTGCGTCGTACAGAGCATCGAACTCTGCTTCGAGAGCAGTGGCGAGCGTGGCGAGTTCTTCGTCGCTCAGGACGGTCAGATCTTCGGGGACTACGGTCTCCATCACGGGACTCCTTGGGTAAGAGTGGGCTAGTGATGCGACCGAGCGTGGCCCGGACTTCGCACCTCAGGCGCTAGGCGCACTGAGGCTTAGATCGGATAGTAACAGGTTCCGTGCTACAGGGCACGGACTTCGCCACCTATTTTCGTGGCGAACTGCTGGGCGGTTATCAGGGACGTGAAGTGACGTCCGGTGGACTTGTCGTTGAGGTAGACCTCATACACCACTCGTGAGCCTGCCTCGACAGCGGCCCGAGTGTTCGTCGAGGACTTCTTTCGGCATCCACACCCCATGTCATTTGCCTCCTGCGTGTACACGAGAGCGTAGTTCGGCTCGACGGTCATCTGCGGTACGTCCGATCGATGCGGCGATCCGTTCCACGACCCGACGATCAGTGGACACTCGGCGAGGTTCTCCCGGTCCGAGGGTAGCGACGAGAGCGGCGACGAGGCCCTCGGCCTCTCGGATCTGCGGTCGAGCCTTGTGGAAGCCGGGGACGTTCACTGCGAGGATGGCGATCAGTTCGAGGCCGGAGCCGATCCTGCGCCAGTCACCCGAAACATCAGACGCCATCAGGGCTCGGATCTTCTCGGGTGCGATGTCAGAGCGGAGCGATCCTGCCATCCAGATACCGAAGCGGTCCTCACCACAGGTGATGTCAGCGACCACGAGGCCTGTGTCGTCGTAGTGAGCGGCGGCCTTCTGACCCTGGGCGTAGAGCGGTGCGTGGCCGGTATCCATCGTGATCTGACCGACAGCGACTCGTGTCCCGTCGTCGCAGACGATCTCACCAGTCAGGAAATGCGTGTAGGCACTGGCCGACTTCGGCGGTCGGACACACGAGTCCGTGAACCCACGATGGCAGGTCTCCCAGGTAGCCAAGTGACCGTAGATGCGTCCGTTGTCGTCGATCGTCATCGGGGTCGGTGCTGACAGGCCAGGATCCGAGTACCAGGAGATCGGAGGAACGACCGGAGCCTGGATCGGATGCGCTGATGCGGTGATCGAGCCCTCACGTCGGCGTGACTCGATCTGCCCTCGGACCTTCTCGGCCCATGCTCGACCAGGATCGCCACCCCACAGAGCCCAGGCGATCCGACCGTTCGACGGGTAGCCATCCTCACCGGGCGACCATCCCTCGGCCTGCTTGTTTCCCTCGTGGCGTGCGAAGAACGACGTCATTCGGGAGATCGTGTCAGGGCTCAGGTTCTTACCGTTAGCGATGTCACGGGCCCGGGCGATACCGACCGGAGTGCCACCACGACCATATTCGGTGCGCCAGGCGAGGCCACGCTCGGCCTCCTCACGGGCTCCCTGCGGTGGCCGGAAGTCGATCCCGTCGAGGCTCGACCAGGTTTCGATCGTGCCCGACACCTCGGGACGCACCATCAGGGCGGCGGTCATGGCGGCCATGCTCTCGATGAACGCTTCCTCGAACGCTGGGAACGGGACGACGGTCGCACCCATGATCCGGGCGGCAGTGACTCGCATCTTGTAGTCCTCGACCTCGAACAGACCGTTTCCGTTCTCGTCACGCTTCATGCCGGTCTCATCGGTGTCCTCGTCTGGGTTGGCGGTCTCCTCCGGGTCCGGGTTGATCTCGTCACCGGGCAGAGGGCCGACCATACGAGCCATCTCAGAGGCTGGGACCACGATCTCGTACTCGACAGAGTCCAGATCGACGGACACGCCACGCAGGTCTCCGGCTCGAACGAAGTCCTGGAGGCGCATGATCTCAGCGTCGTCGGACTCAACGAACCGTCCGTAGCCGTGGATCTCTCGTCCGTCTCGTTCGATCCGGGTGATGGAGCCGATGAGTCGGGCGTCCATATGGCCCTCGGTGGTGCGGTCGGTTGCCATGAGGGGCAGTGGGAGTTCACGCCAGCCGAGCGCTCCCTCCTCGATCCAGCGTCCGTCGCCAGTCCAGACGCCCTCCATGACGAGCAGAGCGTGGAAGTCCTCACCGTCAGCGACGTCGGTCTCGATGACGTTGCCGGTCGATTCTTCGGCGATGTCCTCAGCGATTTCCTCGGCGATCTCGCCGACAGGTTCGCCTGTGATGTCGTCGATCCCATCGCCGTTCTCATCCTGGAACCGGCTGACGGTCGCCATGTCGGCGACTGGGGTGATCCTCATCTTCACGGGCTCTGCCTCCTCGGTCGAGTTCTTACCTCCGGCTCGTCGTTCGAGCCAGGCGCAGTATGCCTGTGGATCGTCCATCTCTCGGTTGCTTCGGACGCAGTCGTCGAAGTCGTCGTATCCAGCGAACGGCATGGTGGCATCCTAGAACGCTGAGAGTGGTGTGCGTCGGGACTCGTGGATAGTGAAACGACCCCGGCTCGGTCGGAGGCGAGCCGGGGTCGTCGGAGGCCGGGGGCAGACCGGCAGTGTCAGTGTAGTTCAGCGCTCGATGCGTCGGCGTCGGTTCCCTCCGTAGCGTCCGAAGCGGTAGCCGAGCCAGCAGGCGAAGCCGAGAGCGCCGATGATGATCGGGAGCCAGGAGCCTCCTGCGTCGGTACAGGTCATGAGAGGGTCACCGGGGCAGGGGTAGGTGCTCATCGGTGTGTCTCTCCGAGTGTGGCGTCGAGGCTGGCCTCTAGGCGCAGGATGCGATCGCAGGTGCGACGACGCATCTCAGCGAGACCGTCGGCCTCTGGCATTCCGAGCATTTCCCAGTACTGGGGTCGGGACTGGTCGAGGGCTCCGAGGTAGACGAGGTGGACTACCAGTCGCAGATCGACGATGACGTCGCTGGCCCAGGGTGTCCCGTAGTGTCTGCCTATGTTCTCGTCACTGGCGTGTAGTTGTTTGTCGTCATAGCGACGATCCACCTGGGCAACGATCTGTCGCAGATCCTCGATGTCCTCTGGTGAGGCGTCTGTCATGAAGGTCTTGATGGCGTGCTCGGCGAGGCCGATCTGAGGGATGATCTCGTGAGCGACGATCTGGCTCTCGTCCTCGTCGAGGCTGTACATCTCATGTCGGATCATCGGATCGCTCGCATCCAGTCGAGATCAGTCGGGGGCAGATGCTGGATCTGGGTCTGGCTCGGGAACAGGTTCCATCGGACACCAGTCGTCGAGATGACGATGACCTCCTCGCCTCCTCGCAAGATCTTCTGGACATGGCCTCGGAACTGAGTCGGGCCGAAATACCAGGCGATGTACTCGCCGGGCTCAAAGTGGATGGCAGTCACGGTCACGCTCCCTTCTCGACGACTGTGAAGTAGAGCGCCGGGTACATGGTCGAGAGATCCATGACAGCGGTCTCTGCCTCGTACTGGCTCGTGTACTGCTTGGCGACGTCACGGTTGTAGGTCTTGACGATCGACGTCCACTGCGAGGCCTGCCGCAGGCACTTGTAGTACTTGTGGCTGGGTCGAGCGGTGTGGCTCACTGTGATGAGGTACTTCGTGGTCATGGGCTGATCCTTTCGGGTCGTGGTCATGACTGAAGAATACCGACCGCTGTCGGCATACGCAAGCATTATCTCAGATCAGGACATAATCCCTGGTCGGAGGGACTATCCGTCAGGGATCGACGAACTCCTCCAGCACGCTCAGCGCCTTCTGCTCGAACGACTCGTCGATCGGATCGAACCGGAGACCGTTATCACCCGGGAAAGAGGTCCGATGGTCGTAGCCCTCGGCGAAGATCTCCAGAGGGATACCGAGCGGATACGCCTCACAGGTCCCGGTCTGGACTGGATCACCGACAGACTCCTCCCGGAGTCGTTTACACGCCCAACAGAGGTTGAAGCCCTGTGTCATGGCACAACCCTAGCCAACTCCTCATCGATCCAGTCACGCACAGCCTGAGCCAGAGGCCGGACCTCGATGCCGTTGATCTCACCAGCCATCGACTCCGAGAATGCCTCTGCGATGAACTCCTGCCAGTTTGTCGTCCCATAGTCAGATAGAGCCGGTCCGACCGCCTGCTTCGTCGCTACTCCGCTCATGCCCGGCGATCCCTTCAGACCGAGCACTCGCTTCAGGATCGGAGACAGTCCGTTCTTTAGATGCTTCTCATTTGGCATACGCAGAGCACGGTTGCCATATCCTCTTGCCTCGATCTCATAGGCGATGTGATGGCCGAACTCATGATGGAGGACCTGCGACTTCTGTCCTGATGCGAACCAGTTCTTCTGTTTCGCTCGGGTGAACGTCTCAGTCCATGTCTCGCTCGTAAACCTCGTCTCGTTCCAGTAGATGAAGCGTTCTGATCTGCTGGCGACACCGATGGACGAACCGATGTCAAAGCCGAAGTCTCGTGATGATCCGATCTTGATGATGTTGTCTGCGACGTCTGGGAATGTCCGGAACAGATAGTCGGTGTCCTGTGTGAATACCTGAGCGGCCTCTAGGTTGATGTTGCCGTAGTTGATCCGGCGTGTCTCTCCCTTGTAGGTGACAGACCAGCGTCGTTCGAGCCATGCCTCGGCTTCTCGTGTCGAGGTGAACTCAGGTACATCCTCGATCCACGGCTGACCAGTTGGCGTGCCCTCACCGACGATCGCACGGAATGTCCTGGCCTGCTCTGGAGATGGCGCACCTGCTTCCTCAGCGGCGAGCGCCTCTGGTGATGCTGGGACGATCGTGCCGTCTGGTCGAGTCATACCCGGATAGAGATACGCAGTCACACAGCGACAGTTCACGACCTCGCTCGCAGGACCCGACGGATCATGCGGATACATCATCTCTGAGCCACCGACGATGAACGGCTGATCGAACGCTCTCACCTGACCGTCGGCCTCTCGATGCGACTGTCGAGTCCGATCGTCACCAGTCGCCACCCAGTACTTCTCGACTGGGCCCATGTCGCCGAGCGCCTGGTTCGACTGATAGTTCCCAGCGTTGTACGCACCGTTTACCTCAGTGCGTGCGATCATCTGCGCCCTGTAGATAGCGAAATCTCGGTTGAGTGCGATCTCCTGCGTGAGACGCTCAGTGCTCATGCCAGTCTCGATCGCCTTCGACACCTTCAGTCGGAGGTCGTTCCAGATCGAGTCAGCGACCGGGCCCGTTAGCCGGTTCGTCGCCTGAGAGGCATACGACACTGCGTTCTCGTTCACGACGTTCGTCCACGCCTGAGCAGTGGACTCGGGTAGGGCGTCCGTGCCGGGAGCCTGAACCCATGCTGAGACACCACCGGAGAGATACATCCCTCCGAGCCGATCGCCGAGATCCTGCGTCACGAACCTCGACCATTCGATCGGAACCGAGTCGAATACGCTCATGTCACCTGCGGCGGTCAGAGTGTTCGTAAACGCTGTCGAGGCGTCGTCGATGATCGCAGTGAGACGGGCTACGACGACCTCAGCGATCTCCTCCTCACGAGTGAGAAGCCAACGCTCGATCTCTGCCGGGTCAGAGGGTGGCTCGTAAACCGAGAGCATCGGAGAGCCGTTCGTAGTCGTGTTGCTGGCCGGAGGCGAGCAGTGCCCGTGTGTAGGCGTCGAGTGTCTCGACGAGAGCGTCACCGTTCATGCCACAGCGCTCAGCGATCGCAGGAGCCAACGTCCACGCACCGTCGAGGAGCGCTCCGAGATCGGCATACAGGGTCGGTTCGATGTCGCAGTGAAGGCGTGTCGGATCCGGACATGGGATCGACGCCGCTCCACCCTGGACATTCTTACCTGCCGCAGACCGCAGTCTCGATCCGGCCTTCTCCAGTGCTCGATAGACGAGGACGTCGCACGCGGCGACGAGCGCCGAGGCTGTCTGTGCTGGGGTCTGATCGCCTGTCTCAGGTTGCGTGTCCGGTGGGCCCTGTGTCGGCTCGACTGCTGAAGGTAGTTCTCCGGCGACAGCCTCCTCGGTGACCTGAGTGGCCTCAGCGATCTCACCTGCGGTCTCGCCTGCGCTCACCGGGTCGAGGTAGCCGAGTTCGGCGAGCATGATCGGAGCGAGTGTCGGAGCGCCACGAGCGACCGACAGCAGGATCTTTTCTCGTTTCTCCTCCTCGGTCGGCAGGTCATCGACAGACAGGCCGAGTTCTCGGAGCAGAGCGTTCGCTGATAGTTCGTTTCGGTCGTAGGCCTGGATCGCACCGGAGGATCGGTCCGGTCGAGTGCGGAGGTCAGTGGTGTCGTACCAGACCATCACCTCGGAGGCGTCGAACCCTTCGGCCTCTAGGGCTGGGCGCAGGAAGCCGACGGTAAGGGCGTGCGTGACAACCTCGGACAGTGGCTCGATGTGGAGGGTGATCGACTCCTCCTGGACCTGCCATGCGCCCCAGTGATTCATGCCGGACGTGCCGGTGAGGATCTCCGGTGGGATGTCCATGCCGAGCGCCAGCCGTTTGATCGCCGATTCCAACAGGTTGAGGACGTTCGCATCGAACGGTGTGGCGAACGAGATGTGTCGGATCTTGTCTACATACTCGCCTGGGATCTTTACGACGAGAGGGACGACAGCGGCGGCTGAGCCACGGTCGAGGATCGGTGTCGTCATCGAGTCGATCATCGTCTCGACGAAGGTGTCCTCGGGTGGGGTGATGTTCTGGTTGTCGGGGTCGATGTCCTCGACAGCGCTCTGTGGTCCCTGGCCCGGTGGGAACACTGCCTCTGATGGGATGGCGAGCAGTCCGGCTCCGGCGAGACGGGACTGCGCTGACGCCTGGATGTGTTTCTGAAGTAGGTCGATCTCACGGAGCACACCGAGGACGCCATGTGTCGGTGCGTCGGGCTCCCATGAGCGTCGAGGATGCTTCCGCCATACTTTGATGACGATCGCATTGGCATGGACAGCACGCCACTCTCGTTCGCCGACACGGATCTCGATACCCTCTCCAGTCACAGACGAGCGCACCTCATCTGAGGAGTACACCTGCCAGGTGACGAACTGGTCTGCGGTCGGATCGTCGAGCACAGGTTCGATGACGAGCCAGCCGATCCCTGCGACCGATAGTTGGATACCGAACGCGGCCATGATCTGAGACTGGCCCGCGGCTCCACCAGCCATCTCCTGAACGATCTCATACGCTCGACGCTGGACTGCGGTCGTGCGTGGGTCGTCGAGGTCGATCGCTGTCGGTTCGTCGCCCGGGCCGAGCGGTGGCATCGCGGCAGTGAGGTTCACTCGGCTCATAGCGTTCGAGATCCATGAGATACCGAAGCGGAGTTCGCCGACGATGTCGTAGTACTCCCACGCTTCGGTTTGCCAGTACTGGGGTTTCCCGATCGACGCTCGGGTGACCGAGGCGTTCGGGGCGGTCATGATCTGGGCGGCGGCGACGAGACTGTTCCATCTCGGTGTCCGGCGATCTCGGCGACGGTCAGGCATCGCTCGGAGCCTAGTGGATCGTCGGTGTGTGAGATCGGTAGTCGCTCAATGAGTGAGGGAGCCCTGTCGGGCTCCCTCGATGTCGAGTCGTCTAGTGACGGTTCTAGTGATCGGTCGTGGTCGTAGGGGATCGGGTGTCAGTGGCGAGCAGATGGTTGTAGATCTCCTCGACGTGGCTGTCGCAGTTCCCTCGACGCTGGCAGTGGGCGTCGTGTTCCATGAGGGCGACACGATGCCAGCGAGCCATGTTGTCCATCAGGTATCGGCATCGGGGACAGAACCCGGGATGGACAGCGTCGCATCGATCGCAGGAGACGGCAGTCATGCGGCTCCTCGGGTCTTGGGCTTCGAGTGGACTCGTCGCACCCGGTCGATGCGGAAGGTTCGGTACATCTCGTGGCCGGTGCGACCGCCCCAGCAGGTGAGGTGTGGTCCGGTCATCCATCGGAAGATGAAGCGTCCGGTCTCTCCGTGGATCGAGATCTCGGTTCCGTTCTCGATGAGGCGTCCGTTCACTTTGAGCACCTCCTCTGTGATCGTCGTGGTCATGGCTTGTCCTTTCTGTCGGTCGGACCGTCGTCCGATGAGTGAACAATAGCCGACTCCAGTCGGTAGGTCAAATCGCCTGGTCAGCGATTACCCCAGTCGCTTCGAGTATCGAGCCAGATAGATCGCTACATCAACGAGACGGACCTGAAGGCTCGGACGGGCCCGGTGATACTTCGAGTCGGTCATCAGATAGTCGTCGCAGATCCACGACGCCTCCTCAGCCGTGAGCAGATCCGGGATCAGTTGGCGACGCAGTTCGTCCAGGATGCGTAGCGCATCCATCCGGCGACGCCTCGTGAGCGCTGGCGTGCGAGTCGTGCTCATCTGTCGTCCTCCTTCCAGACTGCGAGCGCCACCCACTCCGACGGTGCGACCGATCCGATAACCCAGGAGACATCGCTCATGAGGGCTCCGTGCTTCTCGACCCAGCACTGGACAGCGTCTCGCAGACGGTCGTCGTCGTTGAGGTCGTAGCGGTAGCCGATCGACGCTCGACGCTTCGTATGCCGGTCGGTGACGACCATCCGGGATCCCTGCCCGTATCGGATGACGAGGTCGATCGTCGAGGTGACTGTCATGTCAGCGCTCATGCGGTCACCTGCTGTGCGGTGCGACGGATCTCAGCGACACGGTCGGCGTACAGGTAGCCACAGGTGGACTCGCAGTGCTCGAACAGGAGGGCTCGATCGGTGTCGTCGGTGAGGTCGTAGCGAGCGCCCTTGGCCGGTGCGCTCTATGTCGCCGACTTGTAGACGAGGCCGGTCTCGATCTCGACGAAGGCGTGAACCGTGGGCCGTGCGGTCCGTAGGTCACTGAAGGGCTGAGGTGCGTCGGTCTGGACGATCCTGATGAACCTCTTACCGACCTCAGTCGAGTAGAGGTATGAGCGACCGGAGCAGTACGAGTACATCCGCTTCGTGGCCTCGGCGTGGCTGATGCCTCGCTCCATGTAGTTCTCGATCCCGGTCTGGATGTAGGCGCTCTGTCGTCTGATGTCCTCAGCGTCGAGCGCCTCGATGTACTGCTCGACGTAGGCGAGGATCTGGTCGGGTGTCGTGGTCATGTCGGTATCTCTCTTTCTGTCGGTGGTCACTGGATGATGTTGGCTCTGCTGGCGCAGGTCTTACAAACTGAGTCGAGTGAGATGGTCTCGGTCTCGACGATCGTGTGCGTGACCTCTCGACCGCAGAGGGCCTGGAAGGACACGGAGGGCATCGAGTCCGTACACTCGTGGACGTAGAGCGAGGCGTGCGCCTCAGTGGTGAGGTGGTACGACCGGCAGTTCCGACCGCCCATGAGGATCCATGTCGGCAGTCCGGTCTCGGTGGTCTCGAAGCGAGTGGTGGTCATGTCAGGCTCCAGTCGTCTCGATGTAGGGATGCTTCCATCCGCAGTGGCAGTAGGCGGTCACGTTCGGATCGATGTATCGAGCGCATCGCCAGCAGGAGACACGGCTGAGCCGACCTCGGTCAGCGTGTGCCTCGGTGACGTGCGATGAGCGCTCGTACCACTTGCGGAAGGTCTGGTCGCAGTGCTCGCAGGCGTAGGTCTTAGCCATGATGCTCAGGCCACCAGTGCCGAGTAGGTGGTCTGGTTGATGAGCAGGTACTGGCCGGTCGAGGTGACTGCGTGGTAGATCGTCGAGTCGTACTCTCCGTCGAACTGGCGCTCGCATCGGATGACACTGGTGACCTCGTAGCCACGGTGCTCGGTGGCCTCGATGGTGGTGGTGGTGGCGATCTCGGTCTGGCGACCGGAGCGGTGGGTGGTGGTGTTCGTTGTCATGTCTGAAACAATACCGACTCCAGTCGGCATCGTCAAGTCATGATCTCGGAGTGTCAGGACTCCGTATCGAGCCGGGCCTCCACCATCGACAGCAGACCAGTCAGCGCCGAGGCCGACAGACCGATCAGGATCGCCCAGACCACACGGCTCTCAGGCCAGATCGTCGCTACCGCTACCGGGCCCGGAGCGACCCAGATCGAGAAGCACCAGTCGCAGGTCACCAGATAGCCCAGCCTCTGAGAGCGTCGCACGATCCACGCTCTCGGGGCCTGAAGGATCCGGTCTGCGGTGACGAGCCTGGTCAGCCGATAGGTCGAGAGGACCACCAGGACGATCAGGACGGTAGATGTCATCATATTCTCCTCTGACTAGGCGATATGACTGAGGCTCGGACTCTCGGTGTCTCCTGTAGGAGGCTCGATATGGCGTGGACGAGGGCGTCCATCCGGTCCGGGGATCGGGAGTCGCTCGGGACCCAGGTCGTCATCTGGCTTTCCAGTAGCGGATGGAAGGCGACGTGATGGATGAGGCCACGCTCATACAGCGCTGAGACGGGCTCGGCTCGGGCCACCTTCGACACTTTCGCCGTGATCTTGTCGATGCGAAGATCAGGATCGACAGCGTGGATCGTGGCTCGCACCATGTCGCCACCCTGGTTCCCTTCGACGACGACACGCTCCGCACGCCAACGTCGAGCGGTCTCAGCGACTCGTGCGCCCCACTCCTCCGGACGTCCCACTGTTGAGGCGTCCTCCAGGACGACCGCATGATCTCGGCCTGCCTGCCCCTGTGTCGGAGCGCAGGCGACGACGATGCCACACTCGGCGGTCTCACCCGGCGGATCGACAGCGACGATCGTTCTCCAGGCTCGACGGTCCAGGATCGCTGACTGGCCTCCGGCGGTCAGCCAGGCGTTCAGCGACGCCCACGGCTTCGCCTGATCCCAGGTGTGGATCCGAGCCCGGTCGATGATGCTCATCGTCCATAGGGCTCCCTCGACGTCGTCGAGCCACTCAGCATGGAGTTCCTGACGTCCGAGGCGTGTGCCCTCATACCGTCCGACGATGTCGTCAATGAAGCCACGGGCCAGGTTCGCCAGGTTGTCATAGGTCGAGCCACGGGTGACGATCGTGTCTGACCGCTCGGAGAGGGCTCGGAGCCAGCCGACACGCTTCGGTGTGCCAGTCATCAGTGCCCAGGGCCGGTCGCCGAGACGGAGACCGAGCAGGAGGTTCGAGAGCGCCTCGTCGCCTCGGCTCATCGAGGCTGGCTCGTCGATCCAGGCCCACTCGTGCTGAGGGCCACGGAGGCGATCCGGCTCCTCAGCAGAGAACAGGGTGGCGATCGCCCCGTTGTGGAACGTCACTCGACGCTTCGACGGCTCATACATCGGTCTCTGAGACGGTGGGAACACTGATAGGAGGCCGGACTCTCCCTCGACCATGACGTCCCGGACGTCAGCGGCGGTCGGGCCGACGAGCGCTACCCGGCGACACACCTCGATCTGTTTCCGGGTCTCCTCCGCACCGACCCGACTCTTGCCGAACCCTCGACCAGCGAGGAGCATCCAGATCCGATACTGACCGCCCAGCCCGTCAGGTCGAGCCTGGTTCGGGCGACGCCAGAAATCCCAGTAGTAGGCGAGATACTCCTGCGCCTCCGGCGACAGGTCACGACGGATCTCGTCGATCTCACCGGATAGGATCGCACGCTCCGCATCCGACATCTCGGACCACGGACGCTGAAGGGTCGTGCTCACTGGGCGATCGTCAGGCTCGGAGGTTCGGTGTCGTCAGCGTCTGTGGCGTCAGTGTCGATGATGCCGAGCGACCGCTCTCGCATCCGGGCGATCCGTTCGTCGAGGAGGCTGGCGATCTCGGAGACCTCCATCGGACGGTCATCGGACAGGCCGATCTCGACGGTCTCGTGTCGGCCCCACTTCCTCGGGTTGGTGCGCTCCAGATACCAGGCGGCGGCCTGCCAAGTTCCCTCGTTGGCGGCTTTCTGGATGATGGCGATGTTGCGTAGTTGGGCTTCGGCTCGGGCGGTTTCTACTGCGTTTAGGAAGTCGAGGTAGAGGCGGTCTCGGTCGGTGAGTTTGTGTCCGGACTCGTGTCGGTCTTGGGCGTCTCTGCCGTTGCGTAGCCAGAGGAGGAGTGTGTGTCGGCTGATGCCGACGAGGGTGGCGGCGTCGTCGAGGTAGGAGCCTGCTCGGACTGCGGAGACGATGCGGTCTTGTGTGTGGGCGTTGAGTAGTGGGGTGCGTCCGGGCTTGGTGGGTTTGGCCTGGTCTGTGCCCATGATGCCGAGTGTAGTCGTCATGTTGTGTGGTGGGGAGTGGAGCGTCGGGGTCGGACTTGCGCCGCCCTCTCTCGGCTGGTTTGCTGAGCGCCTCGCTATCTAGGCTTCCGACGCACGTTCCCCTCTGTACATACGAGCCCCTGCGGTCTCGATCGCAGTGTAGGGCAGGATCGGGACGGTGAGGCGGTCTTTCACTGTGGGGTCGATGGGGTAGATGTAGCGGAGTTGGTGGCCGGTGAGGGGTCGTGCTCCGATGCGTTTGAGGAACCGTCCGGCTGACTCGGAGCCGGTCTTGCCGTATCGGGCCTTCATTGAGTTCTCTCCTGCGTTAGGTGAGAAGCCGGGTTCGAAGATGATCTTGGCGACGACCTCGCCGTCGGGCATCTGCCAGATCGAGTCGTTCTCCTTGATGCCTGTTAGGAGGAAGCCGGAGGCCCGGTAGATGGTTCCGTCTCCACACTGGGTTGCGTCAGCATAGGAGAGGATCCACTGGAGGTGCGGTGCGTGTTTGCGGAGCATCCGGATCGAGATGCCGAGGGCTCGGCTCTCCGAGTTGCGTGGCAGGCGGTCGGTGAACGCCATCCGGTTGAGTTCGATAAACCCGTTCCAGGGTGTGTCTCGGACGAGGCCGATCGTCTTTCGCTTGTCGATCGACGGGCCGAACTGGAGTGCGCCCTCCAGACTGCCTTGCCAGAACACTCCGATATGGATCTGGGAGCGTGGATCGACCTTGCCGGAGTAGTGGACTCGACGCACCAGTTCTCGGGCGTCTCGTGCCTCGATCGGTTTGAGGACGATGTTCTTGGCGCTCACCTGGGTCCGATCATCGTGAGGAATGTTTCGCAGACTCGGGCGATGGCGTTGCCGTTTCGGTTTGTGTTCGGTGAGTCATAGTCACCGAGAGTGTTCGCACGCTCCAGCGCTTCTCGGATGATGTCGGCCTGGTCATCGTGGACAGTGAACGTCATCTGCTGAAATGGCTCCTTGTCGCCCGATGGGAGACCTCCGAGGGCTGACTGCCAGTCGTCATCGGTGACGTCACGCTGAAGCATCCGGAGGGTTTCCTCGTCGTAGCCGGTGGCGAGGAGGAGATCGAGATCGACTGCGACGTCCTCCAGCATCGAGCGGAGATCTGTCTCGTCGTATGACCCGAGATCGGAGATGCGGTTATCGGCGAGAGCGAACGCTGAGGCGGTCAGGTCGTCGTCATCGACGTAGACGACAGCGATCTCTGTCCAGCCGAGGGATCGGGCGGCGAGCAACTGGTGATTACCGGCGATCACCGTTCCGTCCCGTCGGGCGACGATCGGCTTCCGTTGGCCGAACCTCTGATACGACCGGGCGACTGCCTCGACGTCACCTCGACGAGGGTTGCCGTCTAGGAGATGGAGTGTGTCGATCGGTCGGGCGAGAGGCTGGAGGTCATCAGCGATCACGATCCGACAGTAGTCCACCTGTCCTGTGGATGAGAGATCATTCCGTCGGACCGGAATAGCGCCACGGATGCCAGCCGTTGCCGTTTCGGTCGAGCGAATACATCCAGATCAGCAGGCCAGCCTGGAGGTTCTTAGCCGGATCGGTGAGATCGGCGCACGAGTCGAGATCCATGCGTTCACCGAGCCATCCTGCCGGATGATCCGTGTACCTCGACGGCTCGCACCAGTAGTCATTCGCCTGAAGCAAACCCGTGTCCGACGTCTTAGAACGAGCCTCTGGTCGGCATCGAGACTCTCGGTTCATGACTCGCATGAGCATCGAGAGCACCTCCGGGTCGTTCGGCCAGCCGACCTGGAGTGCGAGTGGGACCCACTGCTGGCAGGGGAGGCTCGGATCGAGAGCGACGGGAGCGATCGTCGTGGTCGTCGTCGTCGCCGGGATCGTTGTCGGAGGTGCGGTCGTTCTCGGAGGCTGAGTCACGACGACTGTGTTCGGTGCTGTCACCGGGAGGGTCGGCTCGACCGGATGGGCCCCCGAGTCGTTGCCGACGGTGAGGACTGCTCCGATGAGGAACACAGTCGAGATACCGACGATCGTCGAGGTGACGGTCAGTCGGGGTAGCCGAATAGAGGAGAGGGAGATGCGAGGCATCGAGGGCTCCTTTCAGGAGACGGATCAGAGGACGTGGTCGCTCGCTAGCGACGCTGGTACGCAGACGGGATCTAGTCCTCGCATCTGCGCTCTGTTGATCGAGACTAAGTGTAGTTCGGAATCAGGGTCTGATGGGCTCGACGACCAGAGTTAGGGTCTCTACCTGGTCTTTAGCGACACGGACTGGTGCGAGAAACGTGATCGAGGCGACATGGAGGCCGGTGTCCCCCGGAAGGACTCCGGCATCGACGAGGCCGTCGATCGCCGCCTTCACAGCCGGATAGCACGCTCCGGTGTCAGCGACTGGCGCTCGCATCATGATCTCGACAGTGATCGCCACTCGGTCGTATCGGCGTCTCTGCTGGATGCCGAGAGCCCAGAACGCCTTGCGCCACTCGGCGGTGCGGAGTCGGGTCTGAGACCAGTGCTGATCGCCTCGACGCTCTCTGTTCATCGTCCACGGTCGAGCCTGATAGGTGTATCGGGTCGTCATGACAGATCATCGGGGAAGGATCGGATGATCCAGCCGATCTGGTTGGCGTACTGGCGTAGAGCGATCGGGTCACGCCAGTAGTCCGGTAGGCCCTCGTCGAGGAGGTCCCGGGAGGTTCGGAGAGGGATGGCAGAGCGTCCCTCGATCGTGGATCCCTGGAGGATCTCCCACTGGTGCGAGCCGTCGTCGTCTCGATGATGGATGGCGACGACGAGGATCTCCTCCGACCCTCCCACCCCGACCGCTTCTGTCACGACGCAGGTCCGGATCTCTGGGTCGATGTCGAGCAGAGCCCTCAGGTTCCCGGTGTAGATCGGTTTCTCAGACTGTCTGTAGTACACCTGGTCGGTCCTACCGATCGTCAGCGCATCCACACGAACTGCCATAGCGGTCAGGAGTGTCGCCATCCTCTGATCGTCCAGGCTTGCTCCGGCTCGGTCCGTGATCGGTTCGGCGATCATCATGCCGGTCAGACCCTGGGCCCAGACCTGAGGTCGAAGGACCCCACGCTTCTCATAGATGACACGAGCGGTCTCTGACTGCTGGTGAGTCATCTCCTCGACCATCGTCATAGTCCACGCATCCTCCGGCGACGATACTCGGCTCGCTGACGTGGGGTCATGCCTCCGGCGACATGATCGATCGCTGGTTCGATCTCCTGAAGCGACCAGTCTCGACATTGGTCGAGGACCGGACACTTGTCGCAGGTGGCGAGCGCCTGCCGTTCCATCTGCCTATCCTTGCCAGTGATCTTCGTGTAGTGCGCTCCGAAGGTGTCGTAGTACATCCTCTGACCCTTACAGGCGGCGTGATCGGTCCAGTCGCCGGGCGGTACGTCAGGAGTGCGTCGGATCATGATCGATCGTTCCTCTCCTGTTTCGAGTCGCCAGTATGTCTGCCGGTTCCATCGCCCCCGAGTGAGCCGGTCGATGAGCAGGACACCGAAATATCCGGGGGGTTTGCCCTCGCACAGAGGGAGGATCTCTGGGATCACCATCTGCTCCAGGGTTGCCTGATCGACGACTCTGATGTCCAGGCTAGTCATCGACCCTCCTCCCGGGCACGTCTCTCCATGATCGCCGAGCAGATCGCGGCGTCGAGAGTGGTGAGAGTCATCTCGATCGGCAGGTAGATCGTCGTTTCGATGTGCTGAGTCCTGACGATGATGGCGACACACTGGCCGTCGAGACACTGATCCTCGATCGTGATCGTGCCGGTCCCGTAGAGATGGACTGTGGCGTGAGGATCATCACCCGAGAGGGGTCGGATGACTTCTGAGGTGATGCCTCGTGTGCTGAGTTGATCGACATCGAAGAACCCTGATCCGTCGGGATACAGGATGCGCTTGTCGAGATGCTCGCAGTGTGACGACTCGTATTCGAGTCGATAGATGACGTCCATATGTCGTGGTCCTTTCAGATGCCCCGTGAGGGGTCGTGGTCAGATCTGAAACTAGCCGACTGTTGTCGGATGGTGTGGGATAGGTGTCCCGTTATTTCGCTCGTGCGTCTCGACCTCGACGGATCGTGACGTACACAGCGTCAGGTGTCAGAGGCTGAGCACCTTCCTCGGCTCTCACAGCGTTGAGTCGATGGTAGATAGATGCGCCTGAATGTCCAGCGTCAGCGAGTTCCACGACCATACGGTTGCGTTCGATGAGCGCCTTCTGGCCGAGCACAACGGCTCGCTCCAGGTCCTCTAGGCGACTGGTGGTCTGGGTGGTCATGACGTGCCTTTCTAGGTTTGATTTCGAATGTTGGCTGACAGAGTGCGGAGGGAGTCCAGTCGGGCTCGGAGCGACAGCAGGATCTCCTTCGATGCCTGACGTCGAGCCTCGTTGATCTTCCAGATCCGATACTGGTCGTCGGACTGGGCATCGACCCGAGCCTGTCGCTCAGGTGCGGTCATCTTCATCGGGCTATTAGCGAGCGCCACCATGAGGCGTGCCGAGTGGAGTTTGTAGTCGGCTTCAGCGGTCGCGGCCTTGTCGGCTAGATCTGCGTACTGGTAGGTCACCGACTCCAGTTCCTCCGATAGGCGCATGATCGCCGTCTCGATCTCACCCTGACTGAGTAGACGATCAGCCATCGGTCCTCCTCGGGTACGGCTGGATCTGATAGCGCAGTGCGTCGAGGATCGCTCGACGATCGGATCGTGATCCGGTGATGTAGACGTAACGATGTTTCACGGATCGAGGTCTGGTGCGGAGCCTGTCGCCGTACTCCTCTCGCAGGCCTGCCAGGCCACCATGCTCAGATGCGAGATGGCCGAGACGTCGGATATGGGCTGTCTCCTCGCCCTCCAGATACCAGTCATCTCTCGGAACGGTCTGTCCCGTGTACAGGAAGTTCGTGGCCTGGTAGATCACCCCAAGATGGTCCTGGCCGGTGTCGGCATACGACACGACGATCGACGGTCGAGGGATAAGACGCAGGGAGCCTCCGACAAGACGTGACGCCTCGTTCGGCTCGTTGCGGAGCAAACACAGACGGTTCAGTTCGATCACTTTGTCTGTCCACTCGGGACCGCAGATCCCGTCGCAGAGTGTCCTCGACGCTGGCTTGCCGTAGGTGACGATCCCGAGGAGAGATCCTGAGCGGATCAGACCGTAGGCGTAGGAGATCGGTGGCATCCGTCGGGCGTAATGGATCTCCATGATGAACGGATACGCCTCTCGTGGATCGATCGGCAAGATCCGATAGTCAGGCTCGTCGTCGGCAAACAGATCGGGCTGGTGGATGATCTCGACCATCGTCATCCGTCGTACATCTCCAGCGTCGCACGGATACGTCGGATCGCATCCCAGCGTCGATCAGCGAGGAGGTCCTGCTCGACCTCGGTCAGTACCTCACGCAGGATGCGTGCCGAGACGTTCGGCTGATGATCCGAGGTGGGTCGTCCGAGGACGTTCTCTCGGCTGACGTAAATCTGGCACTTGTCCCTGCGCTCCGACAGGCGTGCGATCTGGCCGTCCTTATGGAGGACAGACAGCGCTCCGGATGCTGTGCCGTGATGCCAGCCTGTCTGCTCGGACAGATCACGCCAGGTGAGGCCGTCGATACCGGCTCGGCGTAGCAGGCCAAGAGTGATGGCCTGGCGACTCTCAGTCATGCCGGATCGGTCAGCAGTCCGGGCTCGCTCTCGACTCGTCTCAGAGCCCGACCAGCCGGATGTCCGTCCATACGGGAGGACAGGGAGCACCGGATCTGGTTCGTCAAACAGTGTGGGGATGTCGGTCATGTCGTGGTCTCTCTCTACTGATGACCCTGAGATCGGAGATGCTGTGCGATCCAGGCGGTCATGTCGGGTCGTGGTCGTCGTATGGGCCGGTGTCGTCGGCATCGAAGCCGACTAGCCGTATGGGCGCATCGTGTCTCACGCATCGCCTGATCTCCTGAGGAGGCCGAGGTCATACGATCGGGCCGGATGCTGATGGATCCAGTCGTGATGGGCTCGACAGACCGAGATGAGGTTCTCGACCGTGTCGGGCCCACCCTGGGAGCGTCTCAGGACGTGATGAGGGTCGATGGGACCCCAGCATCGGATGTCGGTGACGAGTCTCTGTGCTCGACATCCTCGATCTCGCTGTAGAACCTGTTCCCGTATGTCGCTCGGTACTCCGAGGGCCTTCCGTTTGCGTGTGGTGCGTCGGAGTTGATCTCCGACTGACCGTTCGATCGGCTTGGATCGGCGTAGGGCTGAGCGTGTCCTGAGGGGTGTGAGTCGTCGGAGAGGGCCTGATCGTTTCACTGTGGCTCTCCTCGACTAGTCACGACTCCAGTCTAGGCGACTGTGGTCGGGCTGTGGTGGATTTCCGGGCTCGATAAGCGTCGATGCGTTCCCGATGGCGCATGATCCGTCCCGTGTCGGCTCGACATACTCGTCCGGGGCGAGCATCACAGATCGGGCAGGTGATCGAGATCATCGCCCGGTCATATTCGGAGAGGTTTGTGGAGTCGAGTATCAGGCGCATCGATCGTCGATCGTAGGCGCTCATCTCATAGGTCGAGCCGTCTGCTCTCGTGACTGTGACTCGGCTAGATGGTCGTCGTTTCGTGGTCATGGAATAGGTCTCCTTCCCCTACGTCAGGGAGGAACCTGGCGTAGGGATCTCGTGACTGCTCGGACATACAGGTACGAGTCGCTCATGCCACGCTCTCCTCTCGGAGTTAGCGCACCTCGCTCCCGGTCATACTGCCGGGCCAGCGTCAGCCGATCCCCTGGCCCTATCGGGCTCTCGGATCGGAACCTGCTCCTCGGTCTGCCGTGCTCGATCTGATCCTCAGGTGAGGGGACAGTCGATGGACTCAGCGGTCAGGAGGCAGGTCGGGAGGATGTTCTTTCCCGTTACGTCTGAGGTGACCCACCTCGGCGCTCGATCTGCTCTTGATGTCATCCGGGCTTCCCGGGATCGACTAGGATGGCGACGAACCTCCTCTCTTGGCACGGCACGTTTAGAGATGTGAAGGTATCACGAAGAGGGTCCGGTCGAGCGCAGGCTCCCGGACCCTCGTCCGTTCTCCGGTCAGAACTGGTCGTAGGTCGGCGTGTAGGGCTCGCCGTAGCGGATGCGACAGCCGACTGTGATCGGCGACAGGCGCACGAGGTCACCGCCTTCTTTGATGTGCTGGGCGATGTGTTCGAGGATGTCGGCTCGCAGGTCGGTCATCATGGCGTCGAGGCCGGTGATCGGTGGCTCAGCATCAGGGCCCATATGGCCTGGGAGCGGTGCGAGTGCCTGCGCGGCGTCGTGATCGATGTCGATCGAGAGTGTGAGTGTGACGGTCTGTCGCATGGTCGTGGTCTTTCTGTCGGTGGTCGTGGTCAGGTGAGGGATGTTGAGCGCTACCGGGACATCCCAACCGGGGGGGTTGGTCTGCTCCCTCACCCCGGTAGCGCTCACTGGTGACGTTACAGCCTGTCGGGCTAGTCAGTCATCTCCAGGGCTCGGGCGGTGACCCAGCCGAGCGCTGTCGGATGCTGATCGACGTCGAGCGCTGAGAGGGTAGTCCCGAACTGCTGTCGGAACTCCTCTCGGATCTGTTTCGAGGATGAGGCTGGGAGATCGGCGAGGATCGCTCGGATCTGCTCCTCCTCACCTGTGCGTGGTGCGATCGACTTCGGAGCGACTGTCGAACGGTCATCTCGACGGGTCCGAGGTTCCCGAGTGCCTGCTGACGCTCCGTCATCGTCCTCGGTGGCGAGACCACACACAGCCATGAGTGCGTAGCGTCGGGCGTAGGTGATCGCCGAGCCGGACTGCTGGATCGTCTTACCGACCGGGAACCTGATCGGTTGTGTCGTCAGATACTGGCCGGACTTGTGAAGGATCGTCGTCCAGACCACGACGTCGTTCTCGTCGGATGATGCGGTCTGTGTGACGACGAGGCCGAGAGCGCCGAACACTGGACGGACGGTCGAGAGTGCGTCTCGCAGATCGGCGTAGGTGTACGAGTACTGGCCTGCGTTAGCGGTGCGACCCTTCGTGATGTCGGACAGATGCGCCTGCGCTAATACGAGAGCCTGAGCGACCATGTCGATCTGCTCGGAACGATCGGACCAGGCGCTCATCAGAACGGCTCCGGCAGATCAGCAGTCGAGGCCTTCGGCTCGCCCTCGATACCACGATCGATCCTGACTGTGTATCCGGTCGTCGAACGCACCCGATACTCGTCAGGCTGGAGGCCGAGACGTTTCCGGAAAGCCGCCTTCGGTTGGGCTCCGAGGGAGAACGACTCCTCGATCAGATCGAACGTCTCACGAGCAACCTGGACGAGAGGCATCATGATCTCACCTGTCATCGGGTCCCGTGCGACTTTCTGTGCGATCGCACGCTTCGCATCGTCGAACATACGCTCCCGGCTCGTCTCGTCTTTCCAGACTGACGACTCCTTCTTGCGTCGCACGAACTGGCCGATACCGGCGATCACCTGCGTGTCGTCCTCCATCCGTTCGGCGATGTCCATCTGGAGAGCGACCGTGAGATCGTTCAGGATGAGTGTGATCTGATCGACCAGATCGAGGCGACGTGCGACCTCGTTGAGAGATGCGTCGGTCGGATCGACGATGCGCTCCAGTTTCCAGAGGATGTCTCGGAGCATGGTCGTCGGCTCAGGTATCGAGCCTGTCACTGTCGTGGTCATGGGTTGTCCTTTCATGGGTTGTGGGTCTGTGGTCAGAACTTGTGCTCTAACGACATGGCGATACGCATGGCGGTGTCAGCGAGATAGCGATGCGTCGATGCGATCGCATCCTGCGTCGTCAAAGGAAACTTCGGGTTGCTGACGTCGGCCTCGATGATCGAGGTGACCTTCTGGATCATGTCGATGACACGATCGAGGTCGGCCAGCAGAGACGCTGTGTCGGTGGTGGTCATGGTCTCTCTTTCTGTCGGTGTGTTTCGCTTGTTCTAGCGAAGGGGTGTGGCACTCTAAGTCAGAGTGCTGTGCGCTCGTACCGGGTCCACTGCTTCAATGTCCAGGTGCGAGCGAAGTCAGGCTCGATGTCCTGATAGCAGGATCGGCAGGCGATCCCTGTCTCACTGCCGGTGGCTGATGCCTGACAGCATGGGGTCAGCGGATAGATCTGATCGCCGGAGCGAACGAACGTGACGTTCATCCATCCTGCGTAGTCGTACTCGCCGATCACGATCGGTGTGATGTCTGTCGTGGTCATGATCTGTCAGCCCTCAGCGAGCCATCAGCCAGGCTTCGTGAGCGTCATCGAGACAAGTTGAGCACTCGCCGTTGCGGTCGAGATCATCACAGCAGAGTTGGCACTCGCCGTCAGTCCAGCGGTTCTCTGCTCGTGCCTCGTCTCGGCACTTCTGCTCGGCCTCTTGGGCAGTCATCGTCGTGGTCATGGTCTGATCCTTTCGTGTCGTGGTCATATCCGAAACAGTACCGACTGCTGTCGGCTAGCGCAAGTCATGGCTGAAGAACTGCCCCAGATCCTCCGCAGTCGTAGCACGCCCAACCGGGCCACCCGTCGCTACCTCCTGCGCCACCACAGCGCTCGCACCGACACAGACCCTGACGAGCCCACTCTGCGTTCTCTCGTTCGATCCGTTCGCTCCGGGCCCTCTGCCTCGCCTGATACTCGGGGTCGGCCTCGATCATGTCACGATGACGCCAGTAGGCCGAGATCCTTTCCTGAGCGATCGGATCTGCGCTGACATACGTCCGATCCTGCTGGCCTCGTGTGACCTCATAGCCACGGTCACGCTCGATGCGCTGACGCTCAGCGTCCCGGCTACAGGTGATGAGTGAGCCGAGATAGATCTCGGGGGCCTCACACCAGACGTCACCGTCTTTCCAGACGCCCTCCTGCGGATACACAGTCGTTCCGCACCCGGCGCACGTCCCTCGGTACTTGTTCGTCATCGTGGTCATGTCAGAACCTTACCCGACTCGTGTCGGCATCGCAAGCCATCTCGACATCGAAGCCGGTCTCCTCGACCTCCTGACAGTACGGACACCACTCGTTCGAGAACCGGGCCCACGCCCAGAGCCGAGCACGGTTTGTGTCCTGGACGATGCCGACGTCACCGTCGCATCCCTCGTGATGGCAGTACAGGGCCCATCGGCCTCCGTCCTGGGCCTCGGAGTCGCAGAGCAGTTCCTCTGTGACTCGCAGGCCGAACGTGGACTTGGCAGTGCGGAGCGGTCGGGTCGTCGTGGTCATGTCTCGAACAGTACCGACTCCAGTCGGTCAGCGCAAGTACCTAGACAAAGTTCGAGGGAGCCCCCCGACAGAAGGGCTCCCTCGATGTCGTCCCTACCCGTCGGCAGGGTTTGACCACGACATCCACAGACTATCCCGAAGGATCTGTGGACAGACAAACGTCAGCCGAACATCGCCTTCCACGTCGCCGGACCGACCACCCCATCAGCAGTCAGCCCCCGGGCCTTCTGCCACTTCACGACCTGACCACGAGTCACGGGCCCGAAGTTCCCGTCCGGGTTCCCACCCACGACCGCCTGGACCAGTTTCACGGCCTCGCCCTTCGACCCGACTCGGATCGGCTGGCCCGGGTAGTCAAACCGGAGGCCTGCCGGAGCGCTCGATGCGCTCGGCTTTGCTGCCGAAGCCGGAGTCGGGGCAGGGGCCGGACCGGGCTTGCCTCCGGTGATTTCGGCGAAGATCCGCTCGTAGTAGCCGGGATCGTCGGCATGGGCCGGGGCGATCTCGACGTGATACCAGTCGCCTCCGGGCGATCCGATCGTGTTCTTCTCGTAGATCTTCCAGGCTGAGCGGTCGCATCGCCAGCCTCGACCGAATGGGGCGAGGTGATAGTCGTGGATCTCCTCGATCAGGAGGGCCTCGGCGTGGGTCGTGAGGAACTCGGGGACGACGAGGGACGCCTGGTAGTTTCCGAACCCTCGACCCTTATTCGCTCGCCAGGAGAGGTCGGCGGCTCGGCCTGTGGAGTGGACCGACGGCTTCGCCTTTCCGGGCGTGTTCATGTTTCGGACGACCCACGTTCCGTTATTCCAGATCCCGTTCCCGAAATGAGCGCACAGCAACTGGACGAAGCGCTCCATCCCTGGCCGTTTCCCGGCGGCGTTTCCATCGAATCCCGTGTACTTGCGTCCCATCAGAACTCCTCCTCGATCCATCCGGCCCCGAGGCCGGTCTCGTTGATCTCTGTCTCCGGTTCGATCACCGTCTCGACGACCGTTTCCAGTTCGACGACCGGCTGGGGCTCGACGACCGGCTCCGGTTCGGGCTCGGCCTTGCGCTTCTTCTTGCCCTTCTCCGGGGCGACGACACCAGTCAGGGACAGGCCACCGAGGACAGCGAGAGCCTCGGAGATCGTCTCCACCGTCGCCTGCTGTGCGACCGTCGGCTCACCCTGAGTCCAGATCACACCCGACTCGCCAGACGTCAGGACGAGGGCACGCCCGTCCGGGGATACGACAGCGACCGGAACCGGATCCGAGTTCAGAGCCCGGACCACCAGGTTCGACAGCGACCCGTCGGCTCGAACGGTCGTCACCGACGTCGGGACCCCTTTGCCTCGAAGAAGACGCCTGCCGTCGAGGATGATCCCAGGGAGGCCGGACAGTAGATCGTCGATATTCATGCTCCGAGCGTACCAGTGCGCCCGACAGCGAGTCCGGAGGGTCAGTACGAGTAGTTCATCGCTAGCGAGATCCGAGCCTCGTCGGATCGGTTCTCCTCAACGTCGTGTCGCAGGTAAGCCGGAAAGATCAGTAGGTCGCCAGCGGTCGGGGTGTATCGCCAGACCTGGCAGGTTGCCGGACGATCGCCGTTCGATCTGCGCCAGTAGTGGATCTGTGCGTCGGGGCGTTCGATACGCAAGTCACCCGACCCGTCAGGGACGGCCACGTAGTAGACCGCCGATAGAACCGTGAACGGGTGGTGATGCCAGTCGTTGCGATGGCCTGTCTCGGAGACATTTATCCAGAGTCCGTTCATGCGGAGCCGTCCGAGGCCGAGATCAGCGGCGATCTGATCGACGAGCACCGTCGCACGTTGTACGACCGAGGTCAGGCTCGGCTCGTCCCTACCAGGCAGAAACGGGGTTGAGTGATACCCACCGACGTTCGATCGTCCGACTCCGTCGTCGCCCTGCCGCCGAAGGTTGATCTCCTCGACGAGCCGGTCCGTCGGCGCACCGATCGCCTGCTGATAGATCTCCGTGACGAACGGAGTGAGCCGGTTCACTTGAACGGTGGCCCCGAAACCCATGCGACCAACGAGTACCGAGTCCCTTTCGTGACAGGCGTAACCCTGTGAAGCGACCAGGAAGGAAACAGGGCGATCATGCCACGCTCTCGACTAGCGGTCTGTTCCTCTTCGCCAAACTTCAGTTGGAGATCCCCACCTTCATAGTCATCCGGGTCGGATAGTTGGAGCGATAAAGAGAGTTTCCGTACTCCTGTAAGTGCGCCCCGATCGCAGTGCCAGGTGTAATGCTGACCAGGTGCGCTGTACTTCGTGAACTGAAGTCCCTGAAAGAAGCCGTCGAGATCGAACTTGTAGAACGCTTCGTTCATTCCGACGACGACACCGGCGAGACGCTCGAAGATCCAGGAGGTGATCTCGTTCGGGAATAGCCAAGAGACGTAGGAATCGCGCATTATTGTGCTATCTCCAGCACCCGTCACGCCTTTATGACCCTCGATCTGTTCTCCGATACGGATGATCGCATCGAGTTCAGAAGCACTGAAGGCGTCCTTATGCCAACACAACTCGTAAGGGAAATCGGTCCTGAAATGCCACGCACCGCCAGGTGCGTCGGCTCGGGCCGGTTTAGGAAGGTCGATTGAGAGGTTTAGCGATTCACGTTCGATAGTCACAACGGCTCCTAGTCCAGCGATCCGTCGAAGGCGACCGGAACGAAATGGAAGAACACTAGGTCGGCTGTTCCTCGAAGTCGATCAGGTCGGTAATGCCAGGAGTGCGTGCCCGAGTAGCAGACAGCGTCATTTGGGTTTAGTTCGATCCGATGCCAGTTCTCGGCGGCGATCCGAGCCTCGATCTTCTCTGGCGTATCGGGATGCCCATCCTCTGCTTCGTCGATTGCCTGCCGTTCGTCGTCGCTCATATGGTCACCGATCAGGATCGGCCACGGCTCTGACTGCGTCTGTCGAATGAGATAGTCGATCGTGTATCGGCACTGCGGTCGATCGATGTGAAGTGGGCAGATCCCGTTGTCTTTGTACATCGACAGAAACGAGTACGACGGTTTGACCGGCTCACCGAATATCTCGCACGCAGTCTCAACTAAGTTCCTATGAATCTTCACAAAGAACGGGGCATTGTGTGCGTAATCACGCACGAAGTTCGTTGTATCGGTTCCCAGAGGCGTTCCAAGAGCGAGTAATGGAACCCGGTCATCGAGGAACTGTTTGATCGCCTTATGTGTTGAATCATTGAATAGCGATCTAAGTATCGTCGGACCTTCCGTTATTCCTCGATCGGCTTGAAACTTAGTAGACGATCCCAGGTCTGTGTTTCTTCGTTCCATTCGTAGAATCCCCCGTCGTCTGGCATCGGTATCGGAGCCTGCCAGTCATAGTTATTGTCGAGTGCCCAAGATGGGTACGGGCTAGGTCTGATAAAGACATCCGCTACAGGATCGTATGTGAATCCAACTCCGGCGTATTGCTTTCTAAAGTTGTTATTGAACGAAGTCTGTATCCATGGACCAGGACCCACGACCTGCTCGCATACTGCGACACCTAATGCTTCGATTTCATTTCCGTCGTCATCGAGAATGTCATCGTTAGAAACGACGGTAACCATCGTGACTGTACTGTTCTCATTTAGTCGTGCGAAGTGTGCCATTACTGAAACTTCCTAACACGAAGAAACACGACACCAGAGCCACCACTGAAACCTTGCCCACCGCCACCGCCGCCCGTATTGGCTGTTCCACTGGTACCAGGCGTCACCGGGTTTCCACCTGTGCCACCACCGAAACTGTTAGTAGCGAAACGACTACTGTAACCAGTTGCGCCACCACCGCCACCGCCGATCCTTGCCCATGTCGGCGTCGAGTTAGGCCAATAAACGGTGATGCCACCCCCAGCATTTGAGCCTTCAGATCCGTTGCCGCCAGCACCACCACCACCACCACCGTAATTCCCAGGGCCAGACTCTACGCCACGTCCACCTTGGAAGCCCTGTCCCGGAGTTCCTGCCACATTTGTGAACGATCCGATAGGACTTCCGCCACCCGAGCCACCGGGACCACCAGGGGAAGTTCCGGAGCCACCGAAGCCGCCACCGATAGCAGTAAAGGTAAATCCTGTTGAGTTTGTTCCCTGAACCGATGCCGCACCACCACCACCGATCACTATTGGATATGTGGTGCTTGCTATGGGTATCATTGCCTGGATCGCACCACCAGCACCGCCACCACTTCCCGACGCAGGTGCGCCAGATCCAGGACCACCACCACCACCGCCTGCGAGCATAATCAGGTCAGCGCAAGCGGTCGCAGGAGCACCGGCAACAGTAAGTGTCGTATTTGCGGTGACTCTCGCAACTAGAAACTCGGTTCCGTTCACCGTTACAGGTGTAACTGTTGCGGCAGGCGCAGGCGAGAACGACAACGTGACTTCTGAAAGTGCTACGCCACCACCTCGACCCCATGCCGTTACGGGGTTTCCGATCTCGGTTCTGTCGCCATATCGAATCGTCATCGAAGCACTCCTAAGGTGTGATCCGGTTTACGAAACCGCCAATATTCAGCACGTTTGCGGACGCGGCGAACGCACGCACTGTACGAGCCGCCGCACCGTCACCCGTGAGCACGAGCCCAGGGATCATGAGATACAGACCTGACTCGGCCTTGACGGTGAACTCGATCAGATCGTCCGGCGCAGACGTGCCACCGAACTCGATCGTCAGTTTGCGATCCGTCGTATCGGTATTCGAGGCGTAGAGCCAGATCTCGTCGATGATCGTCGCTGACGTTCCGGTCGCATGGATCGTCGTACCCGGTGTGCCGGTAGCGGCGACTCTGATGAGTCGGCCACCTGTCGAACCGGAAAGTAGGACTTTGCTGAAGGTTGCCATGAGGTCTCCTTACGAGAAGGTCGAGACTGCGATGATTTGATCGGCGTCCTCGACGGGACGGACAGCGAACTGCCAGGATGAGCCGTCCCAGTATTGGAGAGCGGCGAGGTCGGTGTTGTAGATCGTCTGCCCGACGTATGGGGTCAGGGCGTTTCGTTCGGCGGTCGTGACGGCTGGGATGCCCATCGCTACCCAGTCGGAACCGTTCCAGGTGTAGATCAGATTGTCGGTCGAGTCGTAAACAGTCTGACCGGCATACGGGGTGAGGGCGAGACGCTGAACTGTGGTCAGGATCTCGAAGTTCGATCGAACCGTAAACGTCTGTCCCGACGACGGGGTTCGGACGTCGGTAATCATGGCGTTATCGACGAACGTGTCTCCGGCCGTACGGAGGATCTCAGCGAGAGGGATGGCTGTCGTCGGCGTTGCCGGGGCGACCGGGGTGACGGAGGTGGCTCCGGCGAGCACCTCGACCGTAGCGTTATTTCCGGCTGGGCCACCAGCGACCGGATCGTTCACACGGAGATAGATCAGGTCGATACGGGCATCGACAGTCGGGGCGGCGGCAAGTGGCAGGTTGAGGGTCGTCTCATTGACGCACAGGTACTTGCCCTGGTTCGCCTCGTCGTCGCCGGTTACGACCGCACGCCCGGCTTGGATCGCCACCGAGTTCGACAGCGGCGAGGTCTCCACGACCTCAAAGTCGCCAGCACCAGGAGCGAGGACACCTTCGGTGAAGAACAGATCGACCAGGTTGCGGTCCATGCGTGCCGAATACACGCCATTCTGTAGCCAGGTGGGAGGCTGAACGAGGGCGACCATGAGACAGATGCTAGTGGATCAGGCCGACCGCTAGAAGGCCCTCACCATCTTTCCAGCGTTAGTAGGTAGGACGAGATCGGTTCCGGACTGCCAGACGGTAGCGATCGGCCACAGCGACGGGTAGGCGGTCGCACCGTTCGGGATCGTCCGTCCATCGAGGAGCAGGAACCCGGTCGGGTCTGTCGTCCAGAGAGTCTCAACGATCGAACCGACAGGGAGAAGGACTGTTGAGGCGGTGTCGTGCCGATGCGAGTTCAGTTCCGTTGCCTGGAGTCTGGCCTGCTGATCGACGAGTGTGGAGGCGAGCCCGTCGATCGGCGAAGGGGTGGTTCTTGGTCGGATCATGGTCAGGACCCCGGTATTTCGATAGCGGTCAGGTTCACCGTGACGTCGCCGGAGGCGGTCTGGGTGATCGTTCGGGAGATGATCTGGACGGTAACGAGCACACCGGGCTGGCCGATCGAGAACACTGTCGAGCGTGGGACGACGAGGTTTACGAAGTCGCCGATCTCGTACTCGGCGTCGTAGAAGTATCGGGTCGGCTCCATTTCTATCTGCCAGGTGGTGATCGGTGAGATCGACTCGTCGATCAGTCCGTCAGCGGCGTCCTGTAGGGCGGCCTGCTGGTCGATCTGACCGAGCGAGAGGTATTTCTCCCAGCGGCCCCGAGGGTCAGACAGGATGCCGGTCGTCTCCACGATCTCGGTCGTGGTCGCCAGAGTGTTCCCGGTGACTATGGCGGCGTTAGCGAACCGCTCTGCCGACGACGGTCGGAGCAGGCGTCGGGCCGTCGAGCCCAGTTCGATCGGTGTCGCTCGGATCGGGAACGTGAACTGGTCGCCGACCAGGAGTTCCAGGTTCTCGTTGATGTCCCACGAGATCCCGTTGTCGATCTTCGTAAGTTCGGTGATGGCATCGTAGATGTTCTGGCCGACGATGTACTCCCGATCTCGGAGGATCGCCGGGCCCGATGTGCCGAGCGTGATCCCGAGGTTGCCACCGTTAGCGGCCTGGGCGTGCTGGATTAGGTTCCAGACGATGTCGCCCTGCGAGATACCCGTGTACGTCTGGAGGCTCCGAACGTGCGCTTTACGGAGAAGGCGGCGGTAGCAGGCCCCGGTTATCCGTATGTCATCCGATCCGTCGGGACCCCACTCCTGCTCGACCGAGATGATGCGGAACCGCTGGTAGAGGGCCGAGCCCCGGTAGAGCCAGACGTCGGTGACGAGTTCGTCGATCAGTAGAGCGGTCGTCGAGTTGCCTCGGGCGGTGAACTGGATGTCGCATCCCTCATCGAGGTTATTCGTGAGCGTCCATTCCTCGAAGTCGATGACCTGCCCTTCGGGTGCGGAGAGCGTGTAGTCGCCGACAGCGAGCGTAAACGGGTTGAGCGCCATTACAGGTAGGTGTCCTGCCAGCAGATCGTGAGCCGGGTCGTCGTGTTGAACCCGGCCCCTTGGAGACGCACCAGGTTCGCTCCGGGCTGGAGGAGCAGGTCGTCCCAGGTCCAGTCCTGGAAGTTCACTCGGTCATAGCGAGACAGCGTGGGGTTGTCGTTGAGGAGGATCGTCCGATCCGACGTCGAGATATTCAGCGTCTGCCCGGTGACGAGAGTGATGCCTCCGTTGCGGTCGAACTCCATGTCGGTCGAACCGACCGTGATCGTCGGGTCGATCGCCGAGGCGGTCAGTTCCATCGTCCAGTTCGCCGGAGCGGTCCCGAGGTTGTAGACCAGGATCCCACCGACCGGGACGAGCGGCGTGTAGTAGCGGTCGAATGTCAGGTCGTACTCTCGGCCACCTTCGACCGGGAGATCGTTCGGGTTGATCGTCTCGCACTGGACCGTCGGGTCGAGCGTGAACGCAGACTCCGAGACCCAGGAGCAGATGATCGTTGTGTACTTCGGGCCCGAGACGACGAGCGGAGCATCGACGCCACGGAGCACCAGCGATCGGAAGTCGGTTGGGGTTTGTGGGAGGGACCAGGTGATCGTCGGGCGGCGGCGTGGCGACATGAACGGCATCAGTCGGTCGAGGAGAGCCTGGATCGACTGGACCCGATGGTCGAGGCGCAGAGTTACCGAGACGGCTCGCTGTCCGAGGTAGGTGGACTCGTCGAATACTCCGTCGGCGAGGGCTCGGGACCGGACGACCGGGCGTTCGGCTGGGAACCCGACTTGGAGGGAGACGAGGACGAACCCTTCGTCGCAGGTCAGATCGAGGTCGGTGAGGCCGGTCGCCGAGAGGGTCGCTGTGCCTTGCCCGAGGTTTACAGGTGTACAGGTGGTCATACGTTGATCGTCCTCGCACGGTAGGCGGCGTTCACACGCTGGGCGACGAGATCAGCGTCGGTCGCTGAGGCGAACGTAGCGTTCTGAATCTGGACTGCTGGGCCACCGGCTCCGGACGTCTGAGCCAGCGATAGGAGTCCGGACTCGGCCATAAGTTCGAGGGCACGACCGGGACGGGAGATCGGGATCACCGCCTCGGGTCCGGCTTCGCCGATCATGGCGTAGGTCTTGTCGCTGACGATCGCACCGTTCGCTAGACCGACAAGGTTTCCGAGACCAGCCCAGTCGATGTTGTCCCATACCTCTTTCGGGAAGCCGAGGAGCAGATCGTCGCCCGAGATAGGTGTGGGGCCACCCTGACCGGGTAGGACGTCGGCTCCACCACCACGAGCGGCGGCTTCCTCACGGGCGGCGGCCTCGTCACGTCGGGCCTGCGCTAGATCCTGATACGCCTTCACCAAATCGTTGATCTCATCGACTTCGAGTCCAGCGGCAGAGGCGAGGTCACGGAACGCTTGAACTCCAGCCGGGCCCTGCTCGATGAGGTCGTACTGGGTTTCCAAGAGACGCAGGTTGGCGTCCTCTAGCGCACGTTGAGCATTCTCCAGGTTTCGTTGGGCCGTCTCATACTCCCGAGAGCCGATACCGCTCTCAGCGATCGCCTCGGTGACTTTCTCCTGGGCATCAGCGACCCTCTGTTCCGCATCGACGACCCGACGAGCCATGTCCTCCTGCGACCGTCGGCCACGGATCAGATCGAGCGTCTCCGAGAACACAGACTCCGCAGACGCCACCGCTTCAGCGAGGAGAGTGTTGAGTTCGTAGATCGTGCCCGTGGCCTCGTCGATGACGTAGGTCGTTAGACCGTCCATCGCTGTGACGACGAAGTATTCGCCCTGACGGATACCTTCGGCGACACCTTCGGCGATCGGCTCACCGACCTCTCGTGCGAACAGTTGCGACGGGGACTCGATCTCAGCGGCTCGACGAGCGGCCCACCGGGTTTCCTCGATCAACGTCTGAACCTGGCCCTGGATGACGGCTGTCTGTCGGCGCATTCCTTCGGCCATACCGAGAGCGAAGTTCGCACCTGTTTCGATACCGGCTCGGGTTGCTTCCGTCGTCACGGTGTACAGGTTCTGTCGTGCGCCTTCGACCTCGGCGATGATCTCCGTCTCGACGGTCGGGGGGATCTTTGTCTCTAGTTCGGTGGCGTAGGCCAGTAGGTTCGCACGCAACGGATCGGATGGGTCGAGCAGACCGGCGAGGGTTCGCAGTTCGTCGGCCATGAGTTTCTGTGCTCCACCGGCGGCCAACTGTGCTTCGGTGAGAGTGCCGTTATCGACCGCCGCCTGAACAGCGGCCTCGGCCTGCCGGAGGATCTGCGACGTCGCATCACGCAGGGCGGCGTCCTTCTCGTTGATCGTCGTCGTGAGGTCGTCCTCGGTTGTCTTGTAATCCTGGATCGCAGTGATCGTCCGGTCGATCTGGTTCCGATAGTTGATGTCGGAGTTGATCGCCCCGAGCGTGGCGTCGATAAGGGCATATTGGGCCTCGATCACCTGGTTGATCGCATCCTCGGCAAGCGAGAGTCGTTCCTCGGCGAGCCGTAGTTCCTCGTTGTAGGTTTCCTGCGCTCGGGCCGAGTCCTCTGCGACCTGCTGAGCGAGGGTCATCTGTTCCCATCGGGCCTGCTCAGCGACAGTTGCTTCGTCGGCGGCGGCGTACAGGTTCTCTAGGGCGAAGGTGTAGTCATCGGATCGTCCGACGACGTCGGCAGTAGCAAGACTCGTAGAAAGGATGGCGTTGAACAGGTCCTCACCGAGTATGTCTGAGAGGGCTTTCGCTCCACCTTCGCTCGTCAGGAACGCTTCGCTCTGACGGTTTGTAGCCTCACGCTGGTCGTCGAATGCGTCTGCGGTCTCGTCGAGCGCATTGACGAGGTCACGGAACTGTCCGTTTGTCAGGTTGCCGGACTGTGCGAGCGAGATCAGCGAGTCACGCAGAGGGTTCGACGCATCGACCGACTCTTGGATCTTCTTGACGAGGACGTCGAGGTTCTCTGTCGTTGAGTCGCTCGACGAGCCGACCACTGCGAGTTGCTTTGCGAGTTCCTGGAAGTCGTCTGTGCCACCTTTGACCGAGTTCGTGATGTCCTCGACCGATGCTCCGACACCAGCCAGAGCGTCGGTGAACTGGAGCAGTTGGCCCTGTGCGAATGCCTGCGCCCCAGCGAAGTTCTCGACTGTCTCAGCGGCGGTCTCGGCCTCAGGGTTGAATTCCTTCCACTGCGTCACGAGTTCCTGGACACGAGTCGTCAGCGTCGCTGTCGGATCGTTCGCTTCGACCAGAGCGGTGTTGAGTAGGTTCTGTCGTTCCTCAGCCTGCTTTGCTTCTCGACCGAGTAGCGAGTAGATCGCTATCCCAGCAGTGAGAGTAATGCCGATAACTCCGAGAGCCTTATTCGCTGTTCCGGCGGCGACACCGAGGTTCTGGATCGCATTCGAGAGCGCACCGAACGCTCCACCACCGATAACGGCGACAGCGATCGTTGCCTGAAGCGCACCAGGTAGAGCACCGAACGCAGAGATCGCCTCGCCAGCGATATTGACCAGCGTCTGAAATACCGGAGCGAGAGCCTCACCGATCGTGACCTGTAGATCCTTGAACTCGGCGGCGAGGATCTTCTGCTGGTTAGCGAGCGAGTCCGAGGTGCGTGCGAAGTCGCCCTGTGCGAGCGAGGTCTGAGCGAAGATTTCGGCTTGGGCGGCGAGCACTCGTTCCTGCTGGGTGAGAGGTCCGAGGGTGTCTCGGATACCCATCTCGACCGCACGCTGTTGGAGAGTCGCCTCGTTGAGCAGGACTCCGTATCGTCGGATCGGTTCTGACTCGCCACGCAGGGCG